TGACCATGTTGGTGAAAGCATATTGATTGCCAGGCAGCACACGGTTGTCTTGATCAAGAGCAGCCACTCCCCAGGCGTCAAGCATGGAATTGAGCCTGTGGCAAAAATCAATCAGTGTGTACTCTGTGTGTACGGATCGAAAATCAAAACAGGGATTCCAAAACAGGCAATGTGTGCCTGTGTGGTGCATTTCTGCCACAGGATCCTGTGAGCCGAGCCAGCAAAGTGAAATTAGAGGATTGTTCCAGTACATAAATAACGGCGTATAAAATATTTATATGATAGAAATTTTTGGACCTACATATCGCTACGGCGGCGAAATACTGACCAAACCCGAGATCATCTATGTGAGCGATCATCACTATGATGAGGAACAACAGTGCTTTCATGTCAAGACTCTGCTGGAAAACAGCGCCTGTGATCCTCGTGAGCACTTGGTGGTGTTTGACCATATGAATCACGAAGACGAACTCAGTGCCTACAATACTTTGTATTTGCCAATCTTGTTGTCAGCTGAAAGCAAAGAATTTGCCTCGGCCAACATAGTGCCAGACTGGAGCAATAAAACTTTCAACTTCAATTTCATGATCAACAAACCCAGACACAATCGAGAGTTCTTGTTGCTGTTGATCAAACATTTCAAACTGGAGAATTATTGTTACACTCTGTGCTGGCAAGACATACAAATCAGTCGTGACACCATGGCTCGTCGAACCAGCAACGCAGAGTACAAAAAAATCATCCTGGAGACCGAAGTTGACATCCCAGGACACTATCTCAGTGTTGGCACAGAACGTCTCCTGGGACGCGGATTGCAGTATGGGTCAGTGAAAAATTTTGAAAACTATGTCAACCTGCTGAAACAAAACATTTTTGAACCCAGCTGTGTAAGCCTAATCACCGAACCCAGTTTCTATGAGCGCGAGACATTGAAAACTGAAAAAACCATCATGTCCATGTACGGTGGCACTTTGCCAATTTGGGTAGGTGGTTGGCGCATTCCGCAATCGCTGCGCGATCTTGGCTTTGATGTGTTTGATGATATCATAGACCACAGCTACGAAAGCATGAGTGATCCCTATGATCGTGCCTACTATGCTGTGCAAAAAAATCTAGATCTTTTGCGAGATTTTACAGCAGCCAAAGATTTCATTGAACGCAATCATGATAGATTTCAACACAACATTAGATTGATTGAGCAAAATGTATTTTTGAACAACATGGTCAACAAGATCAAACAATACAGTGAACGTGAACAACGGTATCTTTTGATGATTGCCGAGGGATTTAGATTTAGATGTCTAGCTGACTATCAACTACTGGGAGAGCTGATTGGTGACAAAAGCAAACACAATCACGATCCTGACGAAACAAGGCAACGTTGGGGTTAGAGTTTCTGTAGGTATTGCACAAATTTTGGCCAGTCATTGTATAGAGCACACACTATGGCCATTTCTTCACCATACAGGGTCAATCGTGTTTGTTGATGACGTGCTCGTACGTAGTAAGCACAATTCAATTTTTGATTCAACAACAGCAGTCGTCCGGGATAGTACACATCAGGCGCATCAAAACTGTAACTAACCAAGCCGGCTTGCTGAAATGATTCATGGCCCTGATCAGTCAATCGCATTCCGGTATGACCTAACCTTACATCACGCCACCAGGTTTTCATGGCCTGTTTCAGCGATGGTCTAATGTCTTCAGGAAGGCGTAGCCACACCTGTTGAGTGAGTTGATATCTATCCAGCATCAGGGTAAACTTGCGCACCCTGTGTCAACAATACCACAGTGAATTTGTCTGTGCGAAATTGTGTGTTGAGTTTGCGAGCAAGATTACGAGCATGTCCTGGATTGCTAAAGCTGACCTTTTTGTATTTGGGTCCGGGGTATTGTGTCAAGAGATTGCTGGTCTTGAGATTGATTGGCTTGTTGTCGTAGAACACTGCCCATACACCTTCGCTCGCCAAGACCTGTTCGGTCTTATAGGTCTGCTTGTTGGTGTGTTCGATCAACACTGTGGGCTTGGGTCTAGACATCATTATCTCCTATGATTATTTATGTCATAATCTAGTCAGATTTGAAACTGCCGCCGCTCAATTCAACAGTTACGATTTCGTCACGTGCTTGTTGACGCTGTTGCGCAAGTTCTTGCAGTGCCAACAGCAGTTTGGTGATATCAGCATGCAGATCTTTGGCATCACGCATGCTCATGTGGAAATCTTTTTGCCCACGAGCTTCGTGAGCTTTGAGATTGTCAATGAATCGGTTGATGTGCAGACTCATGTTATTTCACGTAAGGCTCAAGATTGGGCGCTGTCCAGCCCAGTGGCTTCAGCACCTTGCCATCTTCGCGTTTGCGCACTTTGCCGGTTTCTCGATCAATCTTGGCAAAGTTTGAATTCATGACTTCTCGCCAGGCACCTTCAGCATCAACACCAAGACTATGGATAGCGCCAATTGTGACAACCAAGATGTCAATCAGGGCATCTAGATCATCAACCTTGGTTTTGCTGGCCACAAGTTCATCAAATTCTTCGGCAATGAGATTGCAGTACATCTGATATTGTTTTTCATTGAACTCGCCCACGGTTTGGTCGCAAGCTCGCATAAACTTTTCTTGATCACGAAATGGATTCATCTGCTTCTTTCTTGGTATGATACGGACCTTGCCATTTGTATCTCTGCAAGGTAATGAGTTTGGGATTCTCTACCACTCGCCAGCGTCGATGCTGTTGTACACTGTACCAACCAGCAGCATACCAACTCTTGCTTTTGCTTTCGCGAGTGAACAATGGTATGCGATGTTTGACGTCCCAGACTGGATTAAACACACGACCTGACACAGCAAATCCATATACCTGATTGCTGGGTGTAGACTTGGATCGAGGCAATTTTTCAAACTGTATGTTTGCGGCCTTGCCAGCCATTTTTATGGTTTTGTAACGTGAGACCTGACCTTGAATTTTCACGGTGTATTCATCGCCGGTGGCTTCAATCATGCCTACCTTGGCGTTGTCTTTTTTCAAGATCCAATACTGTTTTTCAACTATGGGTTTGGCAACTATCATCAAGAACTCCTTGGTATGTTTCATTCAGCCAGCGTCCAACTGAATCGGCTGCTTCGCTGAGTTTGACAAGATCGTACTTGCCACAGAATTTTAAAAAGTGTGCGCCTACCTGGCCCACATCTCTATGACTGACTTGCGCCCGGATGGCCTGATCCACTGCGGCCTTGATAGTGTCTGGCTGTGCTGTTAGATCAATCAAGGTGCGATTGCGTTCGTAATCATCCAGCACACGGTGTTCTTTGCCTTCATGATCAGTCCAACGTTGAAGCATGAGATTGTTCCAGGCATAACCGCGTTTGATTCGGTCCTCATAGGCTTCTTGTAGACCCACTTTGTTTTTTGTGCCCTTGGTTCTCACGCCAGGAAACGCTGAGAACACATTGTCGCTGCTGTCGCCGCGCATGCATTTCTCAAACAACAACCAGACTGGATCAGGTATGGCCTTGGCTGTTTTTGTTTTCTTGTCAATCACAGCATTGCCCTTGGCATCAAACACACCCTCCAGCGTGATTAGTTCGTCAGTGATACCGTTGTATTGATTGACGTTTTCAGCCAGTAGTTGCACAAAGTCTGTGTCGCTGCTGACAATGGTGTGATGATCGCCAGGATGCAGTGCGATCCAGCGAGCAATGATGTCATCGGCTTCGGCTGTTTCGTGTCGTATCACGCTGCAATTGGTGCGGGTGGCAAGATACTGACACAGTTCGTCATAGGTTTGCCAAAACAGTTGATCTTCTTCGGCTTCGGCTTCGGTCATGGCAGCTCGAGCCACGGCACGATTTTTCTTGTAGGGCTCGTAAAAGTCCTTTCGCCAGCTACGTCCTTCCAACGCAAACACCACGTGGTCAGCGTTGAACTTGCGTACCACTTTGTTTGCAGCCATCAAGGTCACATGCAAGGCAAAACCCAGTCGGGTCCAAGTATCACTGGCTCGATGTGCGCTGTGTCTAGCACGAAAGAACATGTTGGCAGTGTCAATCAAGAGATATCGCATGGTGTCCCAGAATGTTGTGAGTGTCTAGGTATTGTAGCACATATTGAGCCCAAAAGCAATGAGCAGCGGCACCAAAATGGTAGGTGTGAGGATTAGCAAATTCATAACCATTTTCACGAAGAATGGCCGCATAACTGTGTTGAATACTATAGGGTTCAATAAAGTTCACACCCCAATCGTGTTGTTCATCCAAACTGAGTTCGCTAAAGGTACTCTGTCCGTTGAAAAACACATGGCGTACGCCCAAACTCACTAGGTCTTGATGCAGTGCCCAGATTTTTTCATGAGCTTGGCGTGTCTTGGTATACCAATCTACTGAAGCCACAAACTCGCGATAGCGATTTTGCAATTCAGGGGGTACTGAATCTATGCCACTGGCATTGACCTGATACCAGATGCCCTCGTGTAACCACTCCTCACGCTCCCATGTAGTCCACTGTATGATCACAACAGTGTCTGCCAAATCATGACTGTGGTCAGCCATCCACTGTCGTGTGGTTCTCAAAATGCGATCGTTGCTGGCTGCACTTTCTGCGTCACAGATCAGTTCAGTCTTGAGCTGTTGAGACACGTGTGTCGCCCAACTGTGTTTGAAGTTTTCAGGATGTGGTCTACGACCAAGATGCTGATAATCGCCGTCATCTTCGGCGAATGCATGTGGCAGCACTGCTTCAGCGGCAGCAGTATGGCTACATCCATTGATGTAAAGTTTCATTTTTGAGTCAGCGCCTTGACAGTTTCGGCCTGTGCCACTCGCTTGCGCAAACTACTAGAACTGAAACTATGATCTCTACCATTGAATACTAGTTCAATTCCACGAGCATGGCATTCTCCGTCACCGGTAAAAGATTTACCTGCATACTCAACACCCAGTATACGCACATCTAGTGGAAGAATCAAAAGCAAATCCACTAGATCCTGTTCGGTCTGATACACAACAACTTCATCAACATAACGGCATGCTGACAACTGAATCTGACGCTCTACAATGCTTTGCACAGGTTTGTTTTTTGTGTCCGGACGATCAATTGTGGGATCAGTTTGCAGTCCGGCAATAAGATAATCGCAGTGGTTCTTGGCCTCTGCCAACATAGCAACATGGCCTGCATGCAGCATGTCAAAGGTGCTGAATGTGATTCCTATTTTCAATCCTTGTGATTTGAGTTCTTTTATTTTGCTAAAAATCATTTTGATTTTGTCCTTGTGTTCCAGCGTTCAATACAATCATCAGGCGATGTGCCCAGTATCTGAGCCCCGCAGCCTCCCACTTCTTCTGCGCAGTTGATTGACCAAATTGACCTATCTCTGGTTTGTGGATAGATGGTGTCGTGCCACAGATCTTGTTGACTGACTTCGTTGCCGCAGAATGGGCAAGGCAACATTTTCATTGATCAGCTGACTTCGCTGCGACCATTGCCTACATCACGGGTGCGTACATAGATTCCAGAATTGCGCATGGCTTCTTCTTGCTCGTAGGTTTCCAGTACCACGTGTCTGCATACGTTTTGAAACCACCTATCCACAATTTCAGCATCAGTGTCTTCGGGCTTCATCATGTAACCAGCCTTGATCAATCTGGCCACAAATATTTCGTTCCAGTCCAACTCAAACGCACCCTGGTGCAAGTTATCAAGATCCACATCCATGTTCAACACTGCCACATAGGGTTCTCCGCGTTCGGTGGCCAATTCTTTTTCAGTTTTCTTTTTGGCCACGGACTTGCGAGGCTCTGCAGGTTCATTGCGCACCTGCGGTTTTGATGGCTCGGACGCCATGCGTTTTTTCAACCAATCAAACATTTCAAAAACTCCATCAATGTACATCAGTCAAGTCTGCCCCACTTGATTTTCAACCACACACGTTCGTGAACGTAATAGTCAATGCTGAGAAGAACATGCAGAGCTGTGGCAAAGCCTGTGGCACTGCCTAGATTGCCAGTGAACAGATAAGTCCAAAATATAGTAAACAACCAGGCTGTCAATCTGTAGGTCAACATCCGTGTCAGCGTTCTTGCACGAGTTTCGGTCATCGACCCCACCCATTTCCCCAGAGATCCACATGCAATCTGGGACTATACCAATAACCACGTTTCAACGCTTCATTGGCCACATTGAATCTATTGCTGTCGTACACTGACACTGTACCGCCCACGGGCATCACAAACACTGGACCTGCAAATTCACGTGAACGATATTCGGCCACAGCACGATCTACTTCGTCAAAGTCTTCCGGCTTGTCAACCACAAACTTGAGATAGGTCACGCCATGATTCTCGTATTCAAACACTGTGTCTGGACGTATGGCATCCTCCCACTTCTCGCCACTCACACTCAGCTTGGGACTCACACTGAATGTGATCTCGCCATGCCAGTCATAAATGTATTTCCTAAACTCTGGTGTAAGGTCTTGTGTGCCATTGGTTTCAAAAGTCACATGCCTTAGACCACGCTCGTGTAGATAGCTCAAGAGTTCCGGATAGGCACGTTGCCATCCCAGCAAGGGTTCTCCGCCTGTGATAACCAAATGCACTGGCATCTGATTGGGCTGTAGCCATGTGTTGTTGGGCAACAGTTGTTCCATGGCATTAGACAGTTCTTCCACTGTGTAGCTGCGACTGAGATGTCGAAAGGCAGGATGCCAGGATGCATAACTGTCGCAACCAGTAGACACCAGCGGCAGTTCTTCAAACGTCCGATACAGTTCTACTTGTTTGGCAACATCATCGGCCTCAACACTGCGTTCTCCAGGAGCGCAACCAAAACCACTGCAGGTAAAGTTGCAACCAAACGTGCGCAGAAATATGCTGGGAACTCCAACATATCGTCCTTCGCCCTGAGCGCTGTAAAATATTTCACTGACTTTGATTTTCATTAATGACCTCTAAATCTATTCACTGCGCTTGAACCGTTTAGACCTGATTCAAACACTATGGGATTGTTTGCTATTTTATTACGCACATCTTGATCTGTCACCCAACCTGGCAATACTGCATCAAGATAACGCAGATGTTCCTGTGTGGTGGGGTGATAGTCAACTCTATCCACACTGTGGCGCAGTCTTAGATGCTGATCTTTATTCCAGTAATTTTCTCCCAAGACTTCTATATAACTTGTGCCAAGACTTTGAATTACATCTTGATACAGTTCAAGCATTTTGGGATTGTCAATACGGTCTTGATTCATGTCGCTCACACGGTCTATAGGAACCATGCACAAAAACTTCCAAGTCACGCCAGGACGATCAAGCAACATGTCTCTCACTGCCTTGATTGAGTTCAAGTCTCTCAACAAGAAGCCATGCTCGCACACTCCGCTGTCAATGAACTCCTTGGTGTAAATTTTGTCAGCCCAGGCCACATTGCCCAGTGTCAACCAGCCTCGACCTTGCACATATCGGTCTTCGCGCATGACATCGGTCCAACACACTATCACAGTGTCGCCAGCACCAAAGCCGTGCCGCTGATCAGCTTCCATGAAGGACTGAAATATGAACTGATTGCCAGCACCGGCCTGTCCCCAGTTTTCAAATTCACTGTACTGATGCGACAAGATAGTGGCCCAGGTCCAATACTTGTAGTTGGTAAAACTACAGCCAAATGTGAAAAGCCTATTTGCCATGTGTGGAGTTGTACACTGCGATCCAGTGATCAATCATTTCATCCATGAGCTGTTCAAATGTGTAGCTTGGCTTCCAACCCAGTTCAGTTGTGATCTTGGTGTTGTCACCGCGGAGATAAGGAAGCTCTTCTGGCCTCAGATATTTGGGATTCTGCACCACGTGATCTTGATAATTCAATTCCAGCTTCTTGAACACGTAGTCGCACATGTCACGCACAGATCGTGTGACACCAGTGGCCACCACATAGTCGTTGGGTTTATCTTGCTGCAGAATCAAGTGCATGGCTCTCACATAATCATAACTGTGTCCCCAGTCACGATAGCTGTCCATGTTGCCAAGTTCCAGTTTGGTAGCCAGTCCCAGTTTGATTTCCACGGCACCTTTCACAACTTTGTTTGTGACAAAGTTTGATCCACGGCGTGGACTTTCATGATTGAACAGAATGCCGTTGCTGGCATGCAGTCGATAGGCATTGCGATAGTGATGCACAATGTTATAGGCAAACACCTTGCTGCAACCATAAGGACTCACAGGATGCATGGGAGTTGTTTCACGCTGATATCCATCACTATCAACCGAACTACCAAACATTTCACTAGAGCTGGCTTGATAGAATTTGGCATGGGGTACAACGTTTTTGTAGGCTTCAAGAATATTGACCACACCCAAGGCATTGGTCTGTACCGTGAACTGCGGAATGTCGCTGGAGATACGCACATGACTCTGTGCTGCTAGATTGTAGATTTCGTCAGGCTGATAGATACGCAAAGCACGTTCCAGGCTGCTTTGATCTGTGAGATCACCATACTCAACTTCTATAGGTAGATCGGCAATGCGATTCTTTTGGTGTTCTACTGTGCTGTTTCGGCGAATGATGCCTGTGACTCTGTAGCCCTGTTCTACCAGGTGCTCGGCAAGATAGCTGCCGTCTTGTCCGGCAATGCCGGTAATGAATGCTGTTTTCATGAATGTCCTTGAGTGTTGATTGTATTATATAGATGCTATTGCGATTTGTCAAAATATTTTGCAACCACTCGTCCAATTCCTTCTTCAAGACTCACAGTGGGATGAAAATTGAACAAGTGTTGGGCCAATGACACATCGCCCTGTCGGTGTTTGGCTACCCCACCGGTGATTTCTTGCAGCTCAAGATCACTGCCAAGAGTGCGCAGAATGGTCTGGGCTACTTCACGTATGGTATAGGATTGACCCCCGCCAATATTGATGGTTTGGTTGCAGCAATCATCGCTTTGTACTATGTCAATGGTGGCTTGCACAGCATCATCTATATAGAGATAGGTTCTGGTGCTGTCACCGGTCATGAGCGTGGTGTCTTGCTTCTCAACCACGCGAGCAATAAAATCAGGAATGAATTGATTGCGCTGACCGGGTCCATAGATGTTGTGATACCTAACAACAGTAAAGTCAGTGCCGGTTTGATGATGCATGGCCTGTATCTGTAGTTCATTGGTCAACTTGCTGCCACCGTAACAGCTACGAGGATCTTGTGGATTGTCTATACACAGCGGAACTGATTCCGGTGTGGGCATGGGCACTGAGAAATAGTCACGACTGCCAGCATAGACTTCGCTGGTACTGGCCAGCACGAATCTCTTTACATTGCCTTGATAGCGTTCAATCAGATATTGAGTTGACAAAATGTTTGTGGTCAGTACATCAAATGGTCGTGTGGCAAATGCCTGCGGTTGATTGACAGCAGCAAAATGCATGACAACATCAACTGCGGGCAAAAACTGAACCTGCTGACGTTGCGTCAAATCAACGCCGTCTGGGCGTACCACTTCATGCCCTTGCTGTTCAAGCCTGTGAGCCACGTGACTGCCGATGAAACCACGATGACCTGTGACTAGAATTTTCATATGGGTTCGCTGTCCATTTCACGACCAAGATAAGGTCCGTTTTTGATTTCATATATCACAGCAGATTCCAAGACCTCAAACCCGTGAGCACCGCGATACAGTATCATGCAGTCACCACCGCCCAGCATTATTGTGTCGCAATGCGAACCATCAATGTCATAAAGCTCGGCGCGAATCACACCACGCATGACCACCCATGCTTCTTGTGTACCAACAGTGTTGCGCGGTGTTGCTAGATGTCTGTGCGGTCTAAGCTGACGTCCTGGTGCTAGCGGTATTGCTGCGGCCTGTAGAATTTCATCTGTGCCAGCAGCATCGGTGCGAACATCAACGTCTGAGTTCATGACCGTGGCCAACAACAGCGTGGGGTCAACCCGGCTGTGATACTTTTTCACGGGATTTGTTCTCGTACTCGTAACTGAGCTCGCCCTTGGCAGGATCAATCTTCATTTTGTACTGCACCATCTGCCCATTGACATCGTTGACTTTGAGTTTGGCCCAGGGATCTTGTTCACCAGACTTCACACGAGTCCACCAATCAATGTCCATGCCGATCTCTACCATGTGTCGCGACAGCCGTTCACACTCGTTGAGTCTTTTTTGAGTCCAACTGATATGGTGAAAGTCATTGGGATCATGTGGCTTGCCTTCCAGAGCAATTCTACCTTTGAAGGTGCTGTCTTTGTTGTTGCCAGTAAGATCATGTCGATCATGATTGACAGTGACATCAATTCTTTCCCAGATGTCTAACATATATGCACATTGACTCAACCATGCGTCAATCATTTGATGTGGACTGAGATGACCCAGCAGTTCCATCCACACAGCAGGTACAATAGGAAAAATGCTGTAGGGATGGTCGTTATGGGTGTGTACTGCCAACAATTTGAACTCGCCAGTGCGCTGGGCAATTACATCGTCCCAGTTTTGAGTTTCCATCACAGCATCATCATTGAAAAACATGTACCAGTCAGCATCGGCTCGCTGGGCCAGTTCATTACCGTAACGATTGATATTCACATAGCCCATGGGTGCAAACTGCACAGCTCGATAGTGAACACCGCGTTGATCAAGCTTGGTCTTGAGGCTGTTGCGGAAATGATCCAGGCCCACTGTATCATCACGATCAAACCCCAGCATGAACTGCACCTGATCCAAATTGGAACAGTTGTCAATCAGGCTGAATATGCTGCGATCCAAGAGGTCAGTTCGGCCACGAGTGGGCAGCAAGATTGCTATTTTGTATTGCTTAGTCATCTATAGAATCCCTGTGTGTTGAAAAAATGTTTGACCATTGTTGTAGCTTTTGACGTTTGAGTTTCTTGGCTGTGTCTAGTGCATCTGGATCAACTATGCCTTGATCTATCAATATATCAATCATGGCCATTACGTCACCAATTTCACGTTCCAACATTGTGCGATGTGGAATGCCGCGACTGTAATGTATAGAGTTCAAACCAAATCTGCGACACTTGCTGACTTCAACAATGACCTCGGCACATTCTTCTTGCAATATATCCAATGCTTCTTGAACTTGTGTGTTCATGCAAATAGATCCTCGTTCCACTCTCTATGTCCTTCTCTAAAAGCCATGTTGGCTTGTGTTTCTCGTACTTCTACTCTGTAGCACCACAGACGTTCAGCCTCACCTGGCCCCCACATCTCAGGAATGTAAACACCGTTCACATACTTGTACAACATGTCAGCAAGCCCTTCACACCCCAGTCGTGGCAGAACAACGATCTTGGCCATGTTTCGTTCTTTCAACAATTGGAATGTCTCCATTTCGGGATCATCTTGTGCCACAATCAAGGTATGATCAAACTGATCCTCTAACACTGATTTCAGTTCTTTGAGACCACCATAATCTGCCGCCCAGTTACGTACATCCAAATCGTCTGTGCCAAAATAAAACTTCATGCTAAAACTATAGCCGTGAATTAGATTGCAATGACTATCAGCACGCCATTGACGATACGCACATGGAAATGCATCGTGATATTCTTTTGTACTTGTGTATTTGTAAACTCTTGTTGCTAAAGACATTGTATTCTCCTATGTTAAGATTTTAGCATAGGCCTGCAGAATTTGTAAAGCGGGATGAAGAGCCAGGAAGGCCGCTGTTGAGACTGATATTTAGTCGCACCAATCGTCGCTCTTCATGTATTCAGCTGCTTGATTGCGAGCTGACTCCATGCTGTCGGCCACCACTGTAAGAGTGGCCACGCCGTCTTTGATGTGTATGTTGTAAGGCACTGGACCTTGTGGTAACCAGCCATCATCCACACGCAGCTTCACCTTGAAACTGCGCATGGTCTGAGCACGTTGAATTATACTTTGCGTTAAATCGCGAGCTTGTTCCTTGTTCATTTTGTTTAATTCTCAGTAGTATCTGCTTGATCTTTGATATCAATAGGACCGCGAACCCAGCATTCAGTGTCGTATTGTGACCAACCTTCTTCTTCCCAACCGGCCGACCAGTCTTCGTCCCAGATCTCTTGTAGTCGATCGCGTTCTTCTTCAGGCATGTCGTCGGGCCAGATGATGTCTCCATACCAGCCATCGTCAAGACTCACAAGTTCTGTGTCATAACCACAGTCATACATGTTCACAGCATCAGCACCAGGACCTTCGGTTTGATCCAGTTCAGGTGGACTATCGTCTTCGGTTTCCATAGTCCAAGTGCCCCAACGATATCCGTTGATCACACGAATAACCATGTCATCTTTTTGCCATAGTTCGTGTTCTTCCACTGATTTCTTTTCTGCGGTTGATACAGTCCATGTAGCCATTTATTTCAATCCTTTGCGACGGTTGCTTTCTGCCATGCCTTGCGCTATCATTTTCTTGAACATCAGCACTACCCGGTTTTTTTCTTTCTCACTCAAATACTTCACCAGCACTAACTTGTCGTCGTAGCTTTTGGCATTGTCCAAAAACTCTTCAGGCACTGCCAGCTTGGGCTTTTTGGGTTTGAATTTTTTCAAGTCCATTTTTGGTGTATCATCGTCGGACATGATGGTCTCCTTTGCCGGGTATTTACTATTATCTAGGCGCAAACTCCTGTTGTAGCTTGATATTGTCCATGAACTCTTTCTTGACACTGGCATCAGTACTGAACACACCTTTTAACACAGTGGTCTGTGTCAATGAACTGTGTGCCATGATACCGCGATTCTCGCAGCAGCCATGTGTGGCCTGAATATACACACCAACATCGTGACTGTCAGTGGCACGAATTATTTCTCGGGCAATGTCATTACACAGTTCTTCTTGTAACGTACCTCTCCGCGCACACCATTGTGCGATTCGTGTGTATTTGGACAGACCGATAAGTTTATTGGCCGCAATGATACCGATATAGGCGACACCATTAACAGGCTGATGATGATGACTACACATGCTACGAAGCTCGCTGCGTACAACAAGCATACCTTCATATCTTTCTTGCGAGTGGTTGGGAAAAGCAGTTGCATCAGGTCTTGATTCATATCTACCTGCCATTATCTCATTGAAATACATCTTGGCCAGCCTACGAGCTGTGCCTGCACTGTTGGGATCTGTTTCACGATCAATCAACAACCTATCCAGTACCAATTCAAAAGCTTCTGTTGCCTCATTGATTAGATGTTCTTTGTCTGTTTCGTGCAAGTAGTCACTGATGTTGTCACCTGCCCAAAAACGTTTGTTGTCGCGTTGCATTCTGGCACGGATCGCGTCGGCCAAATATGTTTTCTTTGGTGCTGAAGTACCAGTGTCATCGTCGTTGCTCTGGTACATTTTTTCGTAAACCATGTAGTCTCCTAGTGTTACAGGTATGCTGTATTTTACAATATTTAGATCTTGGTGTCAAATGTTAATGAGTTTTCTTTCTCCTAACCAAGGAATCATTACCTCATCAACAAAGCGCTCGTGTTGCTCTGGTCTGGGGTGGAAATTGTCAGCGCCCGGAATCTCGCAATTTTGTTTAACCCAATTGTATTCGCTTTCCACGGGCAAAAATTTGTCCCAGTCAATTTGATCCCAAAGCCAGGCACAGTTTGGTTCGTTTTTGTACAAAGCTGCATTAAATGTTGTCACATATGAAGTGGTCATTGCATAAGGGATGCCATGCAGTTTGAGAAAATTTTGAAGATTGAGTATGTGTTCAAGAGTGTAGATTTGAGCAGCGGTTTCGTTGTAATAGTGTAGATACCAGGGTTTGTTGTATTTGTGATTCCAGTTAACATTGGTAATAATCCAACCACCAGGTGCGTTTTCGGCCACTCTAGTGGGATTTTCGATCCAACCTTCGTATACAGTGTCAATTTTCACACCGTCCTCAAAATAAAATTCAAATCGATCCCGACCACTCCACATCACAACTACTAAAATATCCTCAGCACGGTGTGTTTTCAACAACTGTGACAATCGATATTGCGCACGCCTGCTGATCAAACCATTGCCTTGACTGCCCATGGCTTCGCTAGAGAGTGTGTATCCCGGTAACCGATCATGCAAAAACAGTGGCCAGGTCTTGTTACCAGGGTTGCCGTGACTGTAAGTTATTGTTTCACTGAAACTACAACCCACAGTGACTAAAATTTTTTCACTCATAATTTCTGCCGCAAATCTATCAAACGTTGCCAGGTTTCGTAATTTTTTTCTGCTTGTGTATCAACTATGTTTGCCAAATGATTGAAGTTACCAACAAGTCTGTCACGCAGTTGGTGCCTGATCCCTACAATGTTCATGTTTGACAGGCGCTGTATTTCGTCGATCAAAACTTGCATTCTGGTTTCTTCATGTACGATATGATCATAATCGTGATTGATGACATCATCAAAAACATCAAAGCCCAATTTTCTAACCTCAGCAACCAGACCGGGCACAGCGAACCAAATGGGCAACTGAGCCATGGCAAACGCTTTGTAGGTTTTTTCGGTAATAAAAATTGAACTCCATCTACCTCTTTCGTTCTGACTTGAACTTTCCACAACAATGTTTACAGCACAGGTTCTAAACAAATCATTGCCGATGTCGTGACTGGCAGCACCGTGACTGTCAGGTAGCAGACCATCCACCAACAAAGGCAATCTCGCATTTTTGGAAAAATAAATTTGAAAATTTCGCCGCGCCAAGTCAGGATGAGCTGCACCAAAACTCAATCTTACATCAATTTGACTCTCTAGCACAGCACTGGCAAATCTGGCTCGTGCGTGGCTGAGTGATCTCATCAAGCAAAGAAACTTGCAATCAGTTTCAAAAGTCAATGGCAGGTGCCGATGTCGACTGAAAAATCCATGCCCGTCACTAAGGTGCATGGGATCGCACCTGGCATCATAGTCCAATGAATCAGTGTCAACAATGGCACCAAATAACACTGTGAATTGTTTTACGCCCAAATCCCGCAAACATTTTACAAACTGTTCAAGATTGTGATGATCATGGCCCTCAGCTCTTGTATCTATCACCAACTTGCTGGAAGCCAATTCCTCGACAGAAACACCACTGTCCGCAAGGTCTTGATAGATCTGATCCAGTACAGTGTCTGGGCGTTTGAGACTTTCTGGATCAAAATGACAAGCACCGTACCATAGTATACCCGGTTCACGTCTAACAATGCAGTTCATAGAATCGTGATATCTCTACAGTCTGGATAATCTTTGTATTGCGGCGCCCGTGGTGAAAATTTTAGATGTTGCAGTTGATTCATGGCCAGCACTGCTTCTTCGGGAGTGGGTCGATAGTGATAACCCACCCGAAAGTGTTGTTGTGCAATCCAGGGCGAATGAGACAAATCTCTGCCATCGTATCGCATGCACACAAGATCTTGATAGGCCTGTTGATCATCCAACAGTATGGCACCACCTCGTCCCACCTGCAGGGGCTTGTCAAAACCAAAACTCAGACATTGCATCTGCCCCTGGCGATACATTCCAGGCTCTAGTCGTCTAGCACTGTCCCATATATCAGTGCCATAAAACCGATATTCGCCACACCAACGTTCTGGCACTAACTCATAGTCAATGTTGAGTTTGTGCATGGTCATAACCACGCTGATGTACGTGAAAGCTGTGAACTGAACACGTTTTACTTTCCGATATCTCAAACACAGTTCAATGGCGTGTGTGCAGCAATCAGTCATCACAGCATAGGGTGCGCCAGTATACTCAGCCAGCGCCTGTTCAAACTCCAGTATTCGTTCAAACATACCACTGCCAAGCATGTGCGATGATGTCGTCAAGATTGTATTGACGCCATGTCACTAGTTTATCAAATTTGTCAGCACTGGCAGTGAGCATAGCCGGATCGCCTGGACGTTTTGCACCAGGCCGCACTTGGAGTTTGCGTCCAGTCACACGTTCGGCTGTGAGAATGATTTCAGCATTGCTGATACCAGTGCGTGAACCTAGATTATAAACACCCGCCGGCACTGTGTTACGATCCAGAGCCAGCACATGTGCTCGTGCAATGTCATCCACATGAACATAGTCACGCACACAGGTACCGTCGGGCGTGTCGTAGTCATTGCCGTTGAGCACAAACTCGCGATCATCGCGCAGACTTTCCAACACACGAGCAATAATATGTGTGGCTCCAGGTTCTTGACCATGGTGGCCTTCGGGATCAGCGCCGCAGGCATTGAAGTATCTAAAGCTCACATAGTCAATGCTGTAAGCTCTACCATAACTGGCCAACATGAGTTCCACCATGCGCTTGCTTTCGCCATAGGGCGAAATTGGTTCACACGGGTCTACTTCATGACAGGGATTCATTATGGGTTCGCCATACACCGCTGCTGAACTAGAAAAAATCACACGACAGTGCGGCATGGCTTTGCGCACAAAATCCAACAGTTGTTTGGTCTTGACTATGTTGTTGTCGTAATACTCTTCTGGATTGGCCATGCTGGGACCAACCAGGCTGGTACCTGCACAATGCACAATAGCATTGGGTTGGAACTTCAGCAATGCTCGCAGACTGCGATCGCTCACAAAGTCACATACTTCACTGGTGAAGTTGGCGTTGTCGGACCAAGGCACTGTTTTCTTTCTACGATCAATAGCCAACACTGAGTGTCCAGCCTCCAACAGACGAATCACAATCTGTCCACCAATATAACCAGCAGCGCCGGTGACTACTACATTCATGATTCTACCTTTACCACCTGATACTTCTCGTGAGCAACATGATCACGATATCTATTACCCGCGCGATTCCATTGCTCTCCCTGCCCCAGTATAATATCAACGACACGATCAACAGTAGCATTATTCCAGTCACTGATCAACCCCATGTTATGATGTGGTGCCTGCAAGAGATTCAACATTTTGTGGTAGGCATCGTCAATGCTCCAAGGCACATAGAGACGATTGGGATCGTTTGCAAATGTTTCTGGGAATGAACGATAGGCCGGATACAATACATTGCTGCCCAGAGTGTCGGCTTCACTCACAGTGTTAGACACCCAGTCTTGCAAGGCACAGTTAAACAACACACGAGTATTGTTGAGATGCTGATAATACTCGTTCTTGCTGATGTTATCAAAAATTTTGAGTTCGCCACGTGCTTCAAGATCTCTAGCACGGCGAATGTATTCAGGATTGTTGCTGCGAAGTTCTCCACCCGAGTACACACAAAACTCAATGGGCATGTCTGTGAGCTCACGAGTCATTTCAATGAGATCCATGAAGAAGCCGGGCTGCTTTTCTTGATCAAATCTTGCAGCAAAGCCCACACGCAGGGGACGATCAGCAAAGGGTTGGATGTTTTCTTGTCCACCAATGCGCTCTAGCACTTCCTCTTTGCCAAATGCCAAGCCACTGATGTTGTAGATGGGAGCAGTCCAACCTGCTATGCGCATGTGTGCAACCATTTCTTCATTGGTGGCCAATACCGCAGTCACAAAGTGATTCACCATCTTTTCATAAGTTGCCATCCACGGCGCCATGCCCCAGACATGTACAAAATCGTCAGGATCAATTGCCTGTGCCAAACAACGAACAAAAATACGGGGACGCTGGCTAGCAGGTACCTGATCCAAAATATAGGGCAGGCTTTCGATGCCGGGTTGAAACATGTCTTCAAAGTAGACCACATCGTCATGTCGAACTTCTCCTTGTTGCATCAAACGAACCAGATTCATCATTTGACTCATGGCAAAATAGCTGCGACCATGAGCATCCAAGACTTGACCCACTGAAATCTTTTGACTGTTGTCAAGATTCAAGCCGGGCACATATACAACGTCAAGACCTCGACGTTTGAACACCCGACGATTCCATTCTGTGAGTTGAAGAGTGTAACGGGCTTCGTAGCTTTCTAGCCCCATGTAATAAAGTTTTCTCATTGAGATTCCTTTGTAAAATATTCTTTGATGTAATTGGCCAACAAAGCATGCGCTTTTCTGCTGGGATGGAAATCACCAAAACTTGGTCCAAACCAATCTGTTTCCATGAGTTGTTGGGCTTTCAAAAAGTTTGTATCGCTTGCGGAGGCCACTTGTTCCATGATATCCAATCTGCCGCGCTGTTTTGCATCGCGAAATAGGTCAGGGTTCAGTATCAACGGAACACAGTTGGTTTGGTGAGATGAATCCATGAGACCAATCCAGCTTTCACACATGGGCACAAGATTAGTATACAGTGAAACTATGTTAAGAGCAAGATCGTTAAGCCCGCCCACAAGATAAATCTTGGTTTTAAATTCTTGCGCCAAACTGTCAAGTTTGATGTAAAAAATTTCTAGATTTCTTTCATACAGGTTTTGTAAATCTGTGCTGAGTTGATATATTTGATCATGATCCACATGATATTTTTCGCTGACTTGATGTCTATATGCGTCGGTTTGTATTACAACAATTTTGAACTGTTGGTAAGTTTTTACATAAGTCAAGTAGTTGCGCAAGGCAAAACACATCTGCCAGTTGCTGGCCGCGCTCTGACTGAGATTGACCACATCATAGTGCGGAGACAAATATTCGCTCACCCCGGGATGATTGATTCGGAGCGTTTTGTTTTGATCCGATGTCCATTCTCCACACCCCCAACTACAGCCTGCTAAAATTAATTTTTGGCGCATGTCAGACTGATCGGCTCATGACCGATCTAATTAGGCTAGTTCAAAGTGTTGTAGAATTTCTTGTGCAACTGCACGGTGAGCTTGCTGAGTTGGCATCAAACCGTCGCGTCCCATCAGCAATGTGAACCCTTCGCTGACAAGCAAGTCTTTTTTGCGCCATGGATCGTTGGTCATCAACTGTTCATTCAATAGGTCATGTCGTCCCATACGTTCAAATGTCAATTCTAAATCCTGAAATGAATCCCGAACATAGCCTAACATCACAGGAGTTGACACATGTTCGGGATACATCAGTTTGATCCAACTAGAGCACACACAGGCCAAGTTGGGATATGACATCAGCACAGCAGTGTCAATGTCGGTGGCACTGCCCACTAGATAAATGGTTTTCCCCGCAGCGGCTGCGATTCGGTCTAGCTCACTGTACCAACGGTCAACAATGTTTGAATACAGATTTCTCAAATTGGTACTTGACTTTATGATTTCTTCATGTCTTACACCAAAATGATGAGCATAGTGTGTATTGGCTGTGTTGCCCTGAAACACAATCACTGTGCCTTCAAGATCAATGCTTTGCAATAAACCCAGTTCGGCCCAAATACCTGATCTAAGTGATTCAGTGGGAAAGTCATGATAAACCAAATTTACATCGTAGTGATCTGACAAAATTGCACTCATGCCCGGTTGATCAGGAACGGATTCGTTTTGCTCTCTGCGCCAGGTGCCGTAAATCCACCCGTCGCCTACTATGGTAAGTTTTGGTTTGTTTGTCATGATATCACTTTATGTTCGCTGCCCGCTGAATCTGCGTGAGTCCTCTCGCCACATGTTCTTGGCAGGCTTGCCTTGTTGGTATTTACTATATTGTTGCCAAGCATAGCTCTTGAAGTTATAGAGATCGGCTTCGTTGTAACGATATCCGTGTTCTACACAAAAGTCCAAAAATTTTTCTAGATCCTTGAAAATTTCCGCCACACGTGGGTTGGGTTTGATAACAGGCTTGCCCATTTCAGTTTCCTCTTGTTAAAAAATAAAGTTTATACAAAATTGCGGGTTTTATCAAGCCATTGGTTGACCGATTCGCCGATGGCTTTTGCAAATAATTTGTTGCCTTGAATGTTGGGATGTACACCGCAGAAGACTCGACGCCGTTCCAGCTTGCCCCAAACATCCAAGATCAACGAAATCTCGGCCACAGTCGACACACTGGGTTGGACATCGGTGTCATGTAACCAACGATGAGCCACATCAGCTGACCAACCAAAAAAGTCACGCAGTCCCGACTGTTTTGCTAGAAAGTTTTGCCAACTGTGATGTATCACTGTGATCAGGTTTGACCATTCACCAGGTACTACGTCGGTGTGAGCACCAATCAAGGCCACTGGTATATTTAGATCTGTTAATTCTTGATAAAATTTTGTTTCAAGATCTTGCACCACACTGACAACATCACTGTGAGTCAAGAAATATCTCACGAATTCATCTGGTACAGTATCATACAATATATGGCCATGCGTGATTGAATTGGCTGTGACAAACACCGCTCTATAAGGAGCAAGATCTGGATTTGCCGCCATGAATTCTCTGGCCATGTGCAGTTGCTGAAAATTGTTTTCTCCGCATCTGGCAAGATTGGTGTATGTGGAAAGTTGCAGTTGTTCAGCCAAATTGGTGCGCTCAAGATCTTCCCCCATGGGAGTTTCAAAACTTTGTACTGCCCAACTGGGACCAAGATACAAAGTGTGCATTAGATCTTCACTGAGAGATTGTTACGATACACTGGATACTCAATCACACAACCATTTTCGCCATCTTCACTGACTTCAATGATGATACTGCGATCAGGATAGCGTTGCGCAATCTTGTGGTACAGTTCATCAGCAATCATCTCGCATGATTTGTACTCCAACTGCAATATATTTTGTTCGCTCGAATACAGTCCTTCCAACCATCGTTTGAATTGGATGAACTCGATATCACGGTCATTGTGTAGGACGTCGATAGACACCCTAAAATGGAAAATGTGGCGATGAGGATAACCAAGGAACGAAACATCATATTTGTCTCCAGTTGCTAGTTGTGGATCGTTGAGTGCTGCAGGATATTTATGGATTCCCTCACGACGGAAAGTGACCCAAATTTTTCTAAGAGCTTGATCGGCTCTGCGCTGTTGTATTTCGGCCAAGGCCTGTTGATGTTGATCTATCATAGTGTTTGATCCTTGCTGTACTGGTTCCAGTGAGTGAACACACTGGGTCTAGTGAGAGTATGTAATCTGTGACACCAAACTCCGGGATTGGTTGCTGCAAAATCTTTGTCGTCGAGTTTTATTGTAGCATTATATCCCAGTTGTTGTACATAGGGCAGTTTGACCGAAATCATGGGAATAAACATAATGTACTCAGTGAGCGCAGTTTCCAAAAGATCCTCAGCAACTGCGACATCAATGTCAAGAGTGCACCAGAAACCCTGTTCCAAAAATGGCCGTATCATGTCCTCCCATTGATCCCAATCCTTGCTGTCAGCAAAACCATTGGGAAAACTGTGATTGGCACCAAAGTAGATGTGATGTACAGCACCGCTGGCCTTAGCGTCGTCTATGGCCTTGACAATATCGCTGTAATTTTGCAGTCCTACCACAAACAGGGTTCTCAAGCCATGTGCGGGTGTGTGTTCAATTTCTTCACCAACAAAAAATTTGGTATCTTTGTGTCCTTGTCTGTTCACAGTGTGGCCTCCAATTCATCAAGTTTGTCTGGGTCAAGATCGTCATCGTTGGTTGTTGCGGGTGCGTCATCAAATTCAAACATCGAGTTAAACATAGTAGTGGCACTGAACATGCGTTTGCCAGTGCGTCCACGTGTGCCGATGATCAAGTCGCAGGTACTGCGATAGTGTTCCACTGCTGCCAGACTGCGTTCACGATCTTGATGATGGAATATTTCTTCCACAATGTTTCTAAAGTCGTAATCACTGCTGTATTGTCCTGCCAGCATGCCAGGTTTTTGATCCTGGTCGTACAGTTCGTTGGCAGTCTGCACGGCATTGATATGATGCCACACATTGTGACCCATCATGAGTGCATAGCTGAAACTGTCCCAACTGGTCTTGCCTTCCTTGCCCAGCTTGTTGAGATCACCAGGACCATAAACACACACATCACTGATTTTGAGCCGCTGCGATATGGGTGAATCATCAAACACCGAATGAATGCCGTCCTGTATCACAGCATCACGGAAACTGCGTTGGTCTGAGGCATAGCGTTTGTTGTCTGCCGTGGGTGCCATTCTGTAGGTCCACTTGTCGCGATTGGGGAATATGCTTTGATAATACAACTGACCATTGGCTGTGGCCAAGAACGGTGACGCACAATCAAAAGATATTGTGAAGTTGGGATTGTGATAGCGTCGCACTGCACGTTGAATGTCAGTGAGCAAGCAGGCCCATTCCAGCTTGGATGTGCCCAGGAAGTGCATCCAATCATGTACACCGGGCTCCAACAGACCATCGTGTATCAAGGTCACAATACGCTTCAGCACCAGATGCACATCACACATGTTTTGACCACCCATGCCCCAGCCATTGAAATGACGTCCGGGATAACGTGCAGGATCGCTGTAGTGTTTCATGATGTCATACCATGCATCGGCTTCGCCGTGATCTGCACCCTGCAACACGTTGAGATATCTAGCCCCGCCTTCGGCCACACCACGACGATTGTCAATAAAATAGTCATTGTTGTAGATAGTGGCGTTGACGGCATCTTCATAGTTGTAAATGCCAGTCTTTTCGCTGGAGCCAGGCCATTTGCTGGTCCAGGTGGGGATATCCAACGTGAGCCCATAAGTTGCAATGCCATCCTGCCATTTCAGCACAGCCTCACGTTTTTTCTGTGCCTTGGCACAGCCTGATCCTGATCTCCAATCGCCTTCCCACACGCCCTTGGCAATTTGAAATCCGCCTGAGTCACACAACATAGTCACACCACTATCGCGATTGCGAATCATGTCCTCTTTGGGGTTGTGTTTGGTGAGATCAAGATCAGCATGTCCAGCTGAGTACAGTGCCCACTTGTAAGGAAACAAGGCCTGCTGTGGGTTAAGAAAATTCATCTGTTCCATGTCAGGCATGGCTGCAGGCATGCGAGCAGGATCAACATAGTTTTCAAATCGTTGACGACCGATATAGGTACTGTAGAAACTGCTGATGGCCGGAAGAAAAACGGCGTAATCTTGCTGCCTAGCAGTTAGGTCATGTTGTTCAGTCATCGTGTAAAAATCCTGTTATGTTGCAAGTCCATTTTGTTTCACATCCAATGTTACCACTTAGGTGCCATGTGTTAGGCTGCCACACAATGCAATCTCCACGCTGCCAGTGGTGTATCACACTGTCTCCGGCCTGCAAAAAGTGTCCGGTTTTCCAATCTTCAAGAAACAGTAGAAATCTCCACACAGGTCTGGTGTCATCTGGATAGCGTTTACGCAACATGTAGAATCGATCCTGATGCCAGGGCAACACTTGTCCGCAACGTTGTCGAGTCACGGTGGCCACAGCATGATCCAAGGGCAACTGTTGTATTATATCTTGTTCCCAGGCAAATGTCAACTTGGGTTCGCGATTTGTTGTTTTCCAAATACGAGTGTTGTGTACGGTATAGCCAAATTGAGCATGAGCTTGTTGTTCCTTGCCAAGGGCATCGTTGTAACTCATGTCATCCAATAGGCTATATTCATACTCTTGGTCATAAAGATATGACGAAAGATCTTGATCAACCTGCGGCCAGTCAAGATTGATTTTTTTGAACAGTATGTAATCACTACCAGCGGTCAGTGATTTCATCAGTGATACAGATTCTGTTGTATCCATTTCTTTTGAATTGTTGATATTGGTCATCCGTGCTGGTAGCCAAAGTGAATGTTTGACTAGGCACAAGATTGTGTTGTTCACAAACTTCGGTTTGTCTATGAAGATATTTAGACAACAGCCAGTCTATGGAAAATTCCTGCATGAGTCGCATGCCGACCCATGCTGCTGTACGATTGTAGATCTTGAGATCACTGTTGACCTGTAGCATATCGTCCACTGGATCTCGAGTCAGGCGCAGTCCCAGGCGCAGTTGTGTGGCCAAAGGCTTGCTGAGGCTAAAAGCAACTTCTTGCACACAGGGACGATCCAAATTCAAATCAAGTCCTTGGCTGATGGGCCAGTAACTGAGATCCAAAAATACCGGAATGCCCAGCTGGTCGCAGCGATCAAGCACAGAGTCAAACTGAAAATATCTATCACCGGTGCCGGCAAACGGCATACTCAACAACACAGCATCATTGGCCTTGAGTGGTTCTTGTTCTAGATACTGCCAGTTGTTGTGTGCTGACTGACTGGCAATGCGGGCTGCCACAAATTCAGCCTGGCTGAATCGTAGACGTCGTTGTACACTGTGCCTATACACAAAACTAACAATGGCTTCCACACTGCCGGCTGAATACGCACCGTGTGGCAACACTGTCAAGCCACGTAGATTGTTCAGGGGGTGATCCAGCATCCAACTCTGTACAGCTTCGATGTAATGTTTGGTGTCCCAGGTCCGGATGTCAACATCCTGATCAGTCACTGTGGCCAAGAGTTCGAACATGCGACAACGAATTGCCGCATCTTCGATGGGATTGTGGCTGGGTGTCATTACTTGGTTTGCGCAGGCAAAATATAGTTGTAAACAGCCAGGCCCGAATCCACAGTGATTTGAGTACCACCATCATCGCTGATTCTCACAGTTTTGTCTCCGGTGAGATCCATGATAGCCGCAAATCTCTTGGCTGGCCATGACCACGAACGTTTTAATTGTCCGGTCACACCAGGGTGAAACACAAAGTTGCCGGCATGAGTGCTGTGATCACCAAAGAAAAATTTCAAATCACCATTTTCAGTGCGAGCTTGAAAGTTTGGTTCCTCACTGTTGGCAGCCATCTGCCACTTCAGTCTTTGAATGGCAGCATTGGTAGGCTGAAATTCAACATGCCAGTTCAAACCAAGAAATTTACCAGTCTTGAGTTTTTCGTTGATCACACCTTCACTCATGAATCTGTAGCTATTTTTGAAGTCGCCAGCTGCGTTTTCAAAAGCAATACCGTCGGGTTCTCCTGTGCTGCGTTTGGTAATGGATATCTTGGCACCTTCACCGTACTCCTGCAATGACAGCAAAGTTTTGAGTTTGGCTAGATTGGGCATACCAAACGTGCCAATAAACTCAGGCAGCGGATTGTGAAACTGTGCGTCCATGACCACACTTTGATCTTCAGGCATGCCCTTGATCACAGTGCTTTCATCTGTGCCAATGATTTTGATAATGTCAATAAAACCAAGATCATAAGTGTGTTCAACCAAATCTTTTAGATAGTCTTTCATAAAATTCTCCTTGTGTGTAGTATATAGATCTTGCAATCACAATGCAACAACTCTGGCCTGAGTCTGTGCACCACGTATGCTGTTGAGTTGTCCGGGTCGGCGTAGCTCGCACCAGGTCATGTCTCCGCCCTGGTGATTTACCGAAACAACTTCATATCCCGCTTGCAGCACCATGGACTCAAGCAATCGCCAGGGTTGATAACACATGAATGTGCGCTCGTTTAAGCGCATGTTATGAGCAATGTCGCAGTCATTGAAGGTCATGATAAAAACGCCACCGGGACGAAGTTTGTGCCAAATTTCTTGTAGGTAACGTTCCAGCACTGGCAAAGGTTTGTAGTTGAAAAAATTATAGGCCAAAACATAACCAAATTGATTGTTGGGCAGCTTGTCCAAAGCACCGGTGACTCCAGGATCGTCTATCAAATATTTTCGCAAACGACGTTGGTATAGCTCGTTAAACTGTGAAACAAAGGGTGTCAACAGATGTTCATAGTGGTCTACCACATACAGTGGATCTAGAGCCACTGTGCTCTGCATCCATTCGTCGCATGTGGGACGAAACACCATACCGGGAAAACGCCAGTCAGATAGAGTCCGAGTTCTAATGTCAAGACTGTGGTGACATTCAGCAGTTATTTGTACACCAATGTTGAGTTTTAGATGCAGTAGGTCGTCAAGGCTGGTCTCTTTGGGATATCTGGCCATGTCAGTGTCAATACATCGTTGATCGTTGGCAGCAATGACCTTGACAAGATTTTGGCGCAGTGTGATCAAGATTTGTTCAAACTCATGCAAATTTGTTTTGATTTCCTGATGCTTGGCCTGCAGTTGTTCGGCCAGATCCTGTGATTTCACAGCACTGTTGGTCACTGAGTATACCACTGCTGCCAAGTCTCTGGCAGTTTGGCCGGATTGTTCTGCAATGTTGATTTTTTGCAATTCATTGCAGAAAGCCACTATTTCGGACAGTGTCATGAGAAGTCAAACAACGATGTAAATGTATTTTTTGTGTTGGTGGCTGAATTTAGATCCCAGTCCAACACACCCAAGAGGTTGTCAATCTTTTGATCAACCACAGTGTTTTCCATTTCCTGATCATCAAACGGCAGTTCTCTAAACCAAGCGGGCAAGTGTAGTTCATCTGTGGGATAGGCAATGGACGTCCAGTTCAAGGGATTGGGTTTGAGTTTGCACACAATCACCTTCATGCCATCCACGATCTGCATGCTGTAGTTGTCACTGTTCATGCGTCTCAGAGTGTTCCAGTTCAAGGCAGCACGTACATGTCCAGGCATGTTGGCCTTGCCTTCGCGTTCCTCTTTCTTGGCATAGGCAGTGAGATTGTTCACACGCTTGGGAGAGCCTTTTTCCCAGCCCGGACGTTCAGTGAATTCATACTTGAATGCCTTGATTGTTTCCACAATGGCATCGCGTGGCTCACCATGCAACACACTCATCAGCACATCCATCAAGAAATCTTGAATCACACGCGGTGTGTCACTGCGTTTGAGATCCAGGCCAGTGGCCTTGACTTTGCCGTGTGCACCAGACACATCCTTGCGTGTACCTTCCTGATCAATGATGTTGACTGCATAGCGTTTTTTGGTTATGAACAGTCCGCGGTCAGCCACAACCTCACGACCGGCCTTGATCAGGCTGCCCATGTCTCTTGGGCAGTGAAACGCCTGTTCCATGAATGCTGGAAATGAATCGTTGACTTGTTCAGCCAAGTCGTCATAGAGCTGAATACAAAACTCTTTGCTCCAGGCCATGCGACCTTCTTCAACTTCTTTCTTCAGCACTGGCCAAGCTGAAAAGTAACAGCTATCTGTGTCGCCATAGATCACTGTGTCGCCCATGTGATCATACACGCCGGTGAGACATTCATTGATATGTGCATCCATGTGCTTGGCAATGGCGCGACCTGTCAGCGTGGTCGATTGTCCAATGCGTTTGTCAAAGAATCTACAGCCTGGATTGAGAATGGCACCATACAAACTGTTCAAGTTAATCTTTTTCACCAACTGACGCTTGTCCCAGAATGCTTCTTGTTTTTTGTCCTTGGCTTCACGCTTTTTGGCCTGCATTTCCTTGCGTTCAGCATACCAACGTTCCAACAAGCCCGGTATCACACCTTTTTTCTCATAGGTAAAGATTGTGCCATTGGCACTGAGCATCCAGGGCTGATTACTGTCAAACATGATCCGCCAGACCTCAGCAGCACTGTGAACAGTTTCTGTGCCGTCTTGCCAATCAATGGTGATTTCAGTGCCACGTTCTTGATTTATCACAGCGGTATATTCAAGACTGCCAAACAGGCCTTCCCAGGCCGCAGCAAAACTCATGCCGCTGGCCATGCGCTCCTTGATATAACGACTGGTCATGTGTGGACGCAGTTGTCCCACAATGGTTTCTGGACCCATGTTCAAGGCACGAATCGCACTGGGATACAGACTGTTGATGTCAACACTGCCGATCCACTCGTGTATGCCTTTCTTGGGATAGGCCACGTAGGCACCAGCAGCCTGTGTGTCATCGTCGGTGAGACGTTGTTTGCGATTGGGCACTACCATGCCACGTTCGTGTGCTTCGTTGATAATGGCCTGTTCAGTCACAGCCACAGCACCCATGGTGGTCTGTAACAGCACAGTGTTGGCATGTGCCAGTTCATTGGCCAGATCAAGAAATCTCAGTTTCTTGTCCATCTGTGCAATACCATTGACGTCTTGTCGGTTGTACTCTATGAACTTTTTGAAGTCATTGTTGTAGAGTTGATCCAGGGTGCCTTCGTACTTGGTCTTGCCTTCCAGACCTTCGTATTCTAGAATGGCATCAAGACTGTAGCTGTGACGTTCTTCATAGGTGTACTTGCGATACAGTTGCATGTAATCCATGTGTACCCGACCCACTAGGTCATAGGTCTGATGTTCAGCTCCGAATCTTTCAAATGTACGCTGTTTGGGAAACTGTCCCCAGAGACAAAACTTGCGAGTGTCGTCGCGACTCAACACACGAGTCACTCGGTTCACAGTGTAGGGAATATCATAGCCCTCGGAGTTCCAGCCTGTGAGTACATCAGCATCGTCAATGAGATCAAGGAACGCCTTGAGCATTTCCGCCTCACTGTCAAAAATCATGGTGTTGTCAAATTGGTTGGCAATTTCCTGTGCTGTGGCCTGACTCATGTGACGCGGTGGCACTGCAAAGGTCACCAGTTGATCCAGCCAGTCTAGATACACAGATATGGCTGTGATGGGATTGAACGGATCTTCCACGGGCGAGAATCCGCGTTCCTGATCAAACGCAACCTCGATGTCAAAAATTGCTGTCTGTAGTTCCGGGGCGTCTAGATCTTTGTAGTTTTCTTCTAGACAACGGAAAATAGGATTGAAGTCGCTTTCATACAGTTGTTTGCTGCTGTGCATGCGAACTTCTTTGCGAAATTCTTTGTTGTTGCGTGTGCTGAACCTTGACACTGGAGTGCCATAGATGCTGCGAAACTTGCCTCGAGGATCGTCGTAATAAAAAACATAGTTGGCCGGATATTCCTGATATCTACGTTGGCCTTTGATACGTTCTACAACATGAATGCGATCGTGATCACGATCAAAAAGTGCGTCTACGTAACTCATTATTCTCCACTAGTGGCTGGTCGTGCCATGTATATGTCATTTAATTATTGATACTGCTGTACGCGGATTGCGAATACAGTCACAGACCACAGCCGCAGCCTTTTCTATGGTCATGACACCCCGATGTTGGTTGAAACGACTGGGGAACGAGCCCAATTCTACTGTGCTCACTGTTACAGGGTGATTGTCATCCACAATTTTTCTATTGAAGTGACGTCCAAACTGTGACAGTGCTTCTTTGCTAACATTGTAACACAATCGTTGAGTGGAAATACAGGGGTATGATACCCAATAGGTGCTGGTGCTGCTGATGTTGATAATTTGTCCTTGCTGCATCTTTTGGTAAAATCCCAAGGCAAGATATGCCGCACTCACAAAGTTTGTTGTGAATATCTCCCAAGCATCGTGATGTTCATTCACTGCCACGGTGTTGACAACCACAGTGGGATCGTGATCTTGTACCACTCGATCACAGTCCGTTTGCTTAGAAAAATCATAGGTGGGGCGGCCAACAATGATGGCGGGCTCGCTCAGCTGTTGTTGTATGGCATGAGCTAGATCACTTGTGCCCAGTAACAATATCATTTAGTCAAAATATTTTTGTATAGTCTCATCACGATCAAGATCGTTTGTGACACAGTGTATGCCAGCGTCCCAGAAGTATCTGTGTCTAAACGGTGACACATGCACTTCTACACCGTGACGAGCGCAGGCCTGCTCCACTGCATCACTGTGACTACTGACCACGATGTTGTGTTGGTCTACCACCAAGATGTTGACATCAAACACAGTTTCTGCTGCATGCCCCACCCAGGAATCAAAGTAGTGTTCCACTGTGTAACGCAGCGTGGTATCCTGTTCAAATCCAGGCACATACCAACGGCCACGATTGAGCTTCATACAGTCTCTGAATTGCCTGGTGTTAGCAAAGTCACTTGGCTCAAGATAAACCACCTCCCAGTCCGGAAAGGTATCAGCATAGGTTGGCACATCTCGCAGACTCACAATCAGTCCAGGTGTCACAGCACAATATGTAGCATCGCCGTGACCCTGTGCGTCAACTATGCGATTGTTGGTGTTGGGAAACAGTTGGTTGACACTGTGTAGTAGTTCGGTTTGATCTTGATCTGGTGTCTGTGTTGCAAAGTATAGATCGTGTCCCAGTCTTGACACAAAACATCCACTCACAACATCAAGATCTGTGAAACACACAGCATTGCCTTGTTGTTCCACATGATCAAAAATGTTGCGGTAACAAGAAAGTTTGGCCTGATGTTGAGCGAGATCTAGACCGTGCCAGGTAGGCCAATCCAGTGATTGGCGCTGAAAAGCACGTTGTGCATGGACCTGGTTGGGCTGTTGTGGAATCCACAGTTGGTCATGAATCATGACAAAATAATCACGTGGAGTCACTGGAGGCGGTGCCCAACGATCTCCAATTTTCATGTCATGAAGGTCGCAGGGCAGTGCGGGACGAATTACCTCAACACCAAACCTACACAGCAGTGCAATCAGCTGCTGAAAATCTTGCTCGGTTTCTTCGGCCAGTTGTTCAAACTTTTTTCTGGTGTCAGCATTGGTTATCCAGTGATAGAATTCAGGTGGGTAGGTCCTACCCACCACACACACTTTCAATGGATCCCAATGCTGATATACCGAATATGTCAAAGAGTCTTGCCCACCGTTTCAAGAATGGTATTTAGATCTTCGTTGTCGGCGTTTTCTTCGCTGAGTCGCGACTTGTAGGCAATCTTGATTGCTCGTTTGAGAATGGCAGGTTTGATTTCAAGTTCTTCGGCCACGGCCTTGACAGTGTCAGAGAGTCCGCCCTGCAGGGTTTCCACTTCCATCATAACCTGCATGCCTTCATTGACGACTTGGGTAAGTTTGGCTTTTTGCTCACTGGTAAAGACTCGAGATGTCATAGTTGTCTCCTAGTTAAAACACAGCAACTATAACAGGTTATTGTTATAAAGTCAATGCAATTTGGTCTATGATGGCTTGAGCAAAAATGGCGTGTTGCTCAACAGTGGGATGATTCATGAAACGACCATTTTCCAATCTTTGTAGATTGTTAACACAGCTAATAGACTCAAACCAAGGACCAAAAAATTTATTGGTGTGCAATGTAAAGTCGTACAAGTTGGTCCAAAACACGGCCTGGCCGCCCTGTTGTTTGATCAGTGTGTTAAGAAACAGTATTTCCCAAATTGATGCAATCTCTACATCGCGCAGTTCGTCATCTAATTGGTAAATCACATAGTTTTTGCCCACCTCACCTAGGTCTGAATAAGGCTTACGCGAATGTGGATCTGCCAGTTGAATTCCCACATAGCCGCCAAGCTTGGTACCTCCACACACATTGGGAAATCTTGCTTGATCTTCTAATATGAAGTGCATAGGGTCCTGAAATCCGCGCTGCGTGTTGTCGTATATCAATAATCGCAGCGGTGATGTCACGCCTACCACCACCAATGGACGGCGCCCGGGGTTTTGATTGAACCATTCTAGCATGCGCCATTTGTAGTTAAAATTGGTGGCACTGCAGATGCCAAGGTTGGTTAGCGGCAAATCAAAATGCCTAGCAACCAATATAGGAAAGATATGCTGCTCACGATCATAGTCGGTGAGATCGGCCCCCCAGGTCCAACTGTCACCCACAGTTACTACTGAATCAAACGTCATTTTTCTTCGATGTAATCTTGTGCAGGATCTTGTTGGGCGCGACGTTTTTGAAACAGACGCACTGCCATGTCTGCATGGTCAATGTTGCGGAATCGATGCGGCAATTGGCGTTGACCATGATGTATGGTGAATCCCTGATCTTCGTCACCATGAATCTCTAACACAGCACCGTCTTCCATGGTCATGGTCTTGACCGGACTGTTAGCTGCTGTGAGATCTGCGGCAAGTTTGTCACCAATTTCATGACCAACTTCGCTGTCGGCCGGATGTGGAGGTGTTGCACCGTCTGGAGTGCTCAGTGTTGCACTGTAAGGACCAGTGGCTGTGTCTTGATCGGTCTCGCTGACTTTGGAATCACGCGGTGTGAAACTACGATCTTTTTGATCACGCGATTTCAAATCGCTATCCTTGGTGTCACGATCTTTGAGTTCGTCTTGATGCCGGTCTCTCAGGCTGTCAAGATAGTCCACAAAGTCGCGCTTGACTTTGCTCAGCATGTCCTCTTCGATGTCAGCCATGGTTTCTGCTAGACTGGCCCGGGGTTCACGACTTTCCCCACCCACCATGTAACCTGCAGCAGGGTGTTTGGGATCTTTTTTCTTGCTCAGCACCGTACTGATATCTTTGGGTTTGAACAGCGCCGGTAACTGTGGCACTGACTGTTGTTGTTTGTTGAGTCCGTGACTCACCGACACTGGTGTAATTTTGGCCTCCAGCACAGATAATTTTTGCAACAGTGATCTTATGTCGTTACTCATGCTCGTTGTGTCTTAAGAAAACTGCGAATCTGCCACAGATATTTTCCGTGTGCGCTTTGACGTTCGGCCATGAAGTTTGCAATGTCTTCACGACGTTCTTGCTGTGCGACTTCAAACACCTGCATCGTAAGTTCAATCATGCGTTCAGTATCAACTTTTAATTCTTCCAGCATGAGCTGTGCTCTGGGCACCTTGGTTTGACCGCTGATCTGTGTTAGCTCTTGAAAGCGTTCAAAACTGCCCGGTGCATAGTCGTCTAGGGTACGGATATATTCAGCCATTTGGTCAGTGGCACCATAAGCATCTTGGTAAATTTTACTGAAGAACTTATGCAGTTGCGAAAAATCAGGTCCCTCCACATTCCAGTGGAACATGTGGGCCTTGAGATAGTAGGCAAAATTACTGGCCAAAAGCTGTTTCAACAAATCACTTAGCACGTTTTTTCCTTGGTTTGGCAGCCATGACCGGCGCCGCATTTTTCATAGCATATTTACCTGACAACAGATTTCCGCCCATTCTTGATATCGTGCCCATGGGCATGGTCACAGGCGCAATGGCTGCTGATGTGGTTGATACATTTTCCGTTATTTCATGCAGTCGCATTGGCTTCTTCCGGTACGTAGATCTGTATGCTGCCATCATTGGCAATAATGGCCGAACCCGACACTATTTCTAGATCCTGCATATGAATTTTGCTGTGCTCAGGATCTACCATTTCCAAACGCACACGATAGCGTCCAGCTGGTGCGTTCAACACAATGTTTTCTTCCAGGTACACACCTTCCCAGACCCAAGTGCGCTCACAAAACAATTCGTCAGCAACATATACTCTGTAGCGTGGTGGCTGATTGAACCACTCACAAAATACTTTACATTTGGCCACTGCTCCAAAGGTCTGCATCATGATATCCTTGTGACATTGCTGACCAGGGCGTCTTTGCCATACTGTGCCTGCAGCAACAGTCGTGCCATGGCAGGAGACTTGGCAAATATCGCGGTGTCAACGCTCATGCTGTAGTCAGGGTGCTTGACCTTGACCTGAGCACGGTACACATGAAATCCTGCAAATATTTCTGAGGCTCTCATGATGCCACCTTTCTCAATACCATGACATCTGAACCAGATGCAGCTATCTTTGCTCGCTTTTCTGGGCTCAACTTAGACATGTCAAATTGACGATATCCCACACTGTCTGCAAATCTTTTGATCAAGCTTTGATATACTTTGCTACGACTGCCGCCTTTGGCTGAGAATATGAATACCCTGGGTTGATATCCACGTAGATATTCTCTAAATGCTTCTAGCACAGTGCCCAGCACTCTGTTGGCATCTCCTCCGCCAGTCATGTCATAACTGTCGTTGCGTGAGAATTCTACTTCAACAGTACTGGCAGACAAGGGAATAAACTTGATGTCAATGTAGCCACCCTGTCTATCGTAAGCACGACCATGCATTTCTTCCGGACCAAAATGGTCGTTCCACTCTATGGGAAAACTGGTTTCCGGATCGTACAGTTCGGTGATAAACTCTTGAGATCGCATGTCAATGGAACATTAAGTAACTGTCTGCCACGTCTCGTCTTTTGGCAGCACGATCCCCAGCGCCAGGTTGCACAATCACATTCCATTTTGGTGGGGCGTACACTGGCACTTTTGTAATTGTACCGTCTTTCTCTAGTTTTTCCTTGTAGCCAATTGGCCCTGGCTCGGGGATATCCAACATCTGATCATAAGTTATGATACTGTTTATATCTACTTTGTATTGTTGAGCCAGGCGTTGACGGAACGTTTCCAGTGCTTCTTGACTCTTGAACTGTGTACGACCCTTGGCATCTTTGATCAGCTTGTTGCCGTCACGGGCAATCAAATCAAAGAACATGTCCTTGGGCACAGTTACGCCTTGCTTGACCACCTTGCCTGCGGCTTTTTGCAGTTCAACTTTCTTTTCTTGGCCACGCTTGCTGCCTGAGCTAAAATTGATAAGGAAATTTTCTGGGCTGTCACCGGTGGCCACATCCGCCATTTTTGTATATGCATAAAACATGACGTCAGGATTGGCTTCGGCCACTTTGTATGCTAGATCCAGGTATTCTTTGCTGAAGAAGTCGCCAGCATCGTGCCAACGCACTACCAGTTGAATACCATGTTTGTCAGTTTTCTTTTTGATAGTGCCAATTTCTTTATTCACTGTGCTCATGTAGCCGTCAGGATCGTTCACCAGGAAGTTCAAGGCCTGTGCTGCTGACATAGAGCTGGCCGGGAACATCACATAGCCGCCCTTGCGAGCATAACAGAACAGTTGGCAAGCACCTGCACCAGGGCAGGTTGTGATCTCTACAAAGTCGCCAGTATCTTCGTCAACAACAATGCCACTCAAGGCAGGCAGAGTCAGATCATAAATGATTTCACCCTCAGTGGCTGACTTCTCCATCTTGGCATTGGTACCAAGAATGGCCTTGGGGCGTGTGGTGATTTGACGAGCTAGATCATCAAGATCCCATGCGGTCTCACCATCGTCCATGACAATGGCCTTGATGTTGCTGCCATGAATGATGGGAGCCAGTTTGTCTTTCTTGGTCTTGGTTCCGGTCTTGATACGATCTGCATAGGCCTGCAGTTCATCTCGTGGCATGCGACGCTGTGGCGCATTGAGTTTGATGGCTTCGTTTAACTCTAATTCACTTTCGGGAAAAGCAATATAACTGTCGCCGTTGATGTCGCCAATGCGCACAACAAATACACCGCCTTCGTCGTCGCCTTCATTTTGTCCGATTGACCATCCCATGGCTGCAAGTGCTTTTTCTGCACGTGGATCTTCATCACCGTGCCACCACTTTGCAGCCAACCGGCGCAGAATTTCTTCTTGGTCAGGCTCTCTATCATCACCAGTGCCAGGAGCAAATTCATTTAATCCGGCTTGTTGATCTTCAATGTTCAAGACCTTGATGGGAAATCCGCCCAGAGTGCGTCCACGACTTTCTAGTGTAAATTCTTTAGCTCGCATTCAATAACCTCTTTTGAGTCTTTCGTATCTCATTTGATCTGTTGTACGTTTGGGATCAAATGCTGTTTGAAAAGGATCTTCAACCGGTGCTCGCCAACTGTTGGGATCAGCTCGGTCTAGATTGGTTCCACCTCCACCCTGAGAAATTTTGGGCAGGGGTGCGATCTTGACTGCTGGCGTTTGTGGCATGGGTGCGGGTTTGACTGCTGGCGTTTGTGGCACAGGTGCAGTCTTGACTGCTGGCGTTTGTGGTACAGTTGTGCCAATATTTTGACTTCTATATTCGTTGGGTGTTAATTTACGACCAGCTTTTTCATCAGCGCCTAACATATCACCAATACCAAGAAAATTTCCAGCTCGTTGGCTGGCCTTTTGCTGGGCCGACCATCTTTGAAGAGCTGCACGATCAACTGGTTCTGTTTCCAGTGTGCCGCCACCTAAAATTTCTTTTCTAATAAGTTCAGGAGTTCGTTCAACCCCTCCTATTACTGGATATTTTGGGGTTACTCCGGTGGCACGCTCGGCATCAATCTGTTTAAAGATTTCATTGTAATCTAAGATTTCACTCACAAACTCTGTAGCTCTCACTTGTTTCTTCCTGATTTCATGTTTGCACACCAGTGAGCCATGCGCTGGCGCTCGCCTGATGAATTTTTTGCAATGCTTCTCAATTTACTTATGGACTGTTTGCAGTTCACTCCTGCTCGTCGGGCTCTGCCTGGGCGGCTTTTGCCCTTGACTTTACCGTCGGCAAAGTTTTCGTTTAATGAATCCTTCAAGAACTGTTCGCCAGCGCTAGTTACATACCAATATCCATCGTCATCTACAATATAACCGTTGTCGCTTAAACTGTCTAACACGTTATCATATTCGGAAGTGCGTGATTCATCTTCTATAAAATCCATACCTAACTTTGTTGCTGTATAGATTGCGTGTAATACAAGAATCTTACCTAAACCTTTACCTCGATATTCAGGATATACTTCGGCGATACTACGACCAGTGTCAGCATTATATTGATAAACACCTGCGGGCTCGCCGTCTACTGTCATTGTAGTAGCAAATTTATTACCACCTGATTGAACTGTGAAATTGATTTTACTGTTGACTTTACCGTCAGCAAAGTTTTCATTTTGTATTTGACTAGGGCCGTAAACTACAGCATTGGGATTGACACCGTGTTTGGTTTCTAACTTTCTTATAAGCAACGGAATGTTTTTATTGGGAAAGTTTCTGGCTACCAGTCTAGTGATTGTATTACCGCGATGTTTCCCACGAATATAAACATCCACCGGATCATCTGGACCTAAAGCAATTTCACATATAAATTCACTAGCTCTCATGTTCTCACAGGCCTAGCCATCTTTACTATCACTGCATGCAGTCCAGGATGCAGAGGCTGCGGCAGGTCCGACGGTTTGAACCAACCATAGTCTTGGCTTTCTGAATTCAGCCTTGGTTGAAACTCCGTTGGCACAACACCCACAAAGGTTTGATAATTTTTGTTGCGATTCACTGGTGTGAGTTTGATGGCACCTGTGTAGCCGCTTTCTTCTGCAAGCTCACGACGCACTGTGTCTTCGGCTGATTCGCCTGAGTCGCGACCACCACCCCAACAGGCCCATACGCCAGGATCATTCACAGTTTCACTGCGTTGCTGCAAACACCAACGGCCTGTGTCCTCGGCCACAACAATGCAGCCGGCCGCAAAGGGGCCACTGCTGGTATCGCGTTGTTCCACTGTGCGTGTGGTACCGCCTGCCCCCACATAGATAGCACGGAAGTCCACGCCAGGATATTCTCGTGCAAGATCCTTGAACACACGTAGATTGCTCATTGAATCATCATACAGCCGCACATGATTGTATTTGCTTGTGTCAAGATAACGTCGCACCCAAACGGCTTTTTTCTCAGCCGGGATAGCATCGCCCGGCAGGTTACCAGCACGATGCACATGCACACGACTCATGTCTATGCCAAGATCGCTAAAGGTCTGTAGAAATTCTTGTTTGTTGTCAAAGTCAGCTCGGGCTGTGAGCATGATGACTTCAGCATTGGGATGGTATGCCAGGATGGTCTTGAGCTTGCGTATCATGGGCTCAATGGGCTGGCTCTCCTGTCTGAACTTTGCAGCCGATCTAAATTCACCAAAGTCAAACTCTTCGCCTGGTGCCAGCTCGTAAGTGTTGAATTCTTGATTGGTGAGCTCACGCACCACCTCACCGTCTTTGACAACACGTATCTTGGCCGTGGTGTGCATCAAGGTGTCATCGATGTCAAATATCACCAAGTCAGTAGCACCGGCGTCACGATCCTGTTCTACAAAAACTGCACTGTCTTCGCCCATGTTGTGAAAATTTTCAAACAGACCATTGGGTCGGGCAATCTGTGGGTGCCCTTGACTGTCTGTCTTCAGTTTCAATTTATTGGCTTCGCGGCCAGTCTGTCCGGGTTTGATGTCCACGGTGAGAGCCATTTTGAATCTTGGATCGTTCTTTTGTTTGGCTGTGGGAATGTATCCTGAAGCTTCAGCAAACATTTCGGGACGAGCATCAGCAAAGTCACGCATGATGATACCGGCCCGAGCATTGGCTTCGTTTTCCCAGTCTGATCCTGTTCGTCCAGCATCGTGGGGCAAATCGTCTCGCTGATCCTGCCGAGCGTGAGTAAGCTCGTGTGCCAGTGTGCGCAACACATCTAGGATGTGTCTTCCATCCACAGACAAATGCATGGCATTGTCTTGCCGGTCATAGCGACCAAAGCTGTGATTTTTTTCCTGCCATTTACTACCACGATGAATTATTATCTTGGGAAGTTTTTGTAGTCCCAGTTTTTTGGCAGCAAATTTTGCAAATTCTTTTATGGTTTCTATGTCGCTGCGATCATTTTCCACAAACATTTTTGTGGCAGCACCCACGCCATGTGGTGTGGATTGTTCACGCATGCTTTCTCCACCACCGCCATCACCACCACCTCCATCACCGCCGGTGTCACCACTGTCACTGTAACCAAATCCCGGATACCACCAACCACCCCAGGCATAACGAGTGCGTGACTTGCTGCGAGATTTTTTGCGGCGTTCAACAAGACTGAGCTCTTGATCACGAGCCTGGTTGCGAGCATCAACTAGACGTTGAATGTAGCCTTGATTACGCAGCATCTTGAACACCAAGTTGTCAACACCAAACTCACCCTGCTGTTCAAGACCAGCAGCTCGCATGGTTTTGATTTTGTCCAGCAACTGTTGAGTGCTTTTGGCATCAGAATCATCAATCACAGATTCTATGCGCTGCACTAGATCTTCGTATTTGCTGCGCACCGCACTGTCGTCTAGATTGGCCTTTTGTCTGCGCGGAACTGACAGCCATTTGTCATGCAACACACTATAGATGCCTTGGCTGTGGTGCGGCTGATCACTGGGCTGCACATAGAGTTCAACGTCGTAGCCACCAATGCGGATATTGTGTTCTTGATTGTACTGAAATTTCTTGGCCTTGAACAGCTCCTGATACACGTCATCATCAGGCATGTTGACCACTAGGTGTAGATCAATGTCACTGTGCGGAGTATAGGTATATGCTGCGTTGCTGCCAGATATTGTGATGTCTTCAAGATCAAGATCCTGTACACCCATGAACTCTCTAAAGTCCTGTGCTATCAGCAACAGCCGTTCCCGCACATCAGGCTGCATTTGTTCATTTTTTTGCCAGATGCGTGGATTGAGCTGATCGTGAAATTTCACAGCATCAGCAAGATTGAATGATTCCAATTGAGAGATGTTCATAAATTGTATTTATTTTGCCCAGTCTACAAAAGAAAATCCCCGGACTAGCCGGGGACGTATCACAATGTCACTGAGATCATGCGTTTTCGGCAATGACTTCAGCTTCGGCATCGGCTGTGAGCACTTCAGGTGCAACATTGTGTCCGTTGTTGACAGCACCGGTCTGTGTGGTGCCCTGAGCGGCTGCATTTTGCAGAGCCAGCGCATGCAGATCCTGATACAGTTTGTCCTGTGTGGCGCCATCAAACACATAGGTTCCGGTGTGACGCAGCAGGATACGCTTGTCAACCCAGACCTGGCCACCAAGATCACGCCAGTTTTCACAGAAGGTCCAGTCTTCGCTGTAGTAGCGACCTTCGCGTACCGCGGTGTCAAAGTAGGTTTTCATGTACTTGTTGAGCTTGGGATCCAGTCCAATGTCATTGGCAAACGGACGAACCGCAGGGTGTGCATCCAGTTTCTCAAACACTTCACGCTTCATCAGCAAGAAGCCGGTGCCAGTTTTGCTGACTTCCACAACATGATCTGTGGATTCGGGCTGTCCGGGAATGCCATTCACACACCATTTCACAGGCAGTGATTTCATGGGATAAAGTCCGCCGATCACGTCTTTCTGTGCGTCCAGCAACAGCAACAGATGCCATGGTTCCCAGCCAATGTCAGCATCAATAAACATCAGGTGTGTGCTGCCTTCGGTGTCAAGAAACTTGGCAGTGAGTGTGTTTCTAGCACGACTGATCAAGCTTTCATTGGTCATGGTTTCCACAGTCCAGTCCAGGCCCAGCTGGCGTGCTGTGTTGCTCCACTTGATAAAACTCATGAAAGTTTGTTCGGTCAGCATGCCGCCATAGCAGGGCATACAGATGTGTACCTTGGTGGTTCTAAGATAATCCAGGTTGACTTGGATTGTGGAAGCACTGGTTTCTGCTGCATCTGAGGGTGCAACCGCTGTGGGTTGTGCGTCTTGAATGGGTGCGACGTTTTGAGCGTCTGGGGCGTCAGCCATCTAATTCTCCTGTAAAAGTTTGTGAATATTTAATGAGTGTACAGCAGGTGTTTACTTTTTGCGACCAGCACAGTGGGCTTTTTGACTGAAACCACGAGGATTGGCACAATTGATACTGCGCTTGTATCGTTCGCTCCATTTTTCTTCTAGATAATCTTCATCTTCGTCTATGGGCTGATTTTCACGACGCTGATAACTGGCACTTAGTCCAGCACCTGAACCTTGAGTGTTGGCCGTGGTGTACTCGCTGAGTGGTGAAAGATCTTCTTCGTATGTAGCAGCCCAGCCCTGATTTTCCTGCACTGTGTTCATGACAACATCCAGCATTTTTACCACTGTGTCGGCCAATTGTTTATTGGATTGTGTGGCTGGATACATGCTCATGACCAAGGCTGTGCGCTGACGCTCGTTCAATTTGGGCCACGCTGCTCTAATTTGTGATGCATTGGTCATGCCAGGACCAAATTCCACAGTGGGCAAATAGTCCAGATAGGCATGGCGATTCATGGCAGCCATGGGTTGGCCATCTTTGTAATACTGCAAACGATCACTCACGGGTTGTCCCTTGCGCGGGCCTCGAGTCACTAGAGGCAGTTTGCCTGTGGCAGGATCAGGTTCGGCCGGAAAAGGACCTTCGGGACTGGGCCCGCCTTTGCGATTCTTTGCGCTTTTGACAAAAATCAAGTTTGTTTTTTCAGGATCGTACCGGTTGGTGATTTCTTCAGCCGAAAAAGGTGATTTAACTCTCACGAATTTTCCAGCTGGCACACCGGCCAGTCGTGCTAGTTTTTCTTTGAGAGCAAATGGAAATGGTCGCTCAGACGTATCATCAGTGGCTGCAATATAGACGTCAGCGTTGGGGAATTTTTGCTGTGCTTTTTGATAGAGAGCAAAGTGTCCGGCATGAAACGGATGAAATCCGCCGGGAATGATAACAATCTGTTGCATAGTGATGTATTTAGTTACATCACTTCCAGAAGCCACACGTAGATTGGGGTAGTGAATTTCAGTACAATAGTGCCATTACAGCCCATGGCACCAAAAAACAAATCATTAATGGGGTCAGCGGTACCATTGAAATCATGGTGATACACTGCGCGATCATGCACAATCTGACTGATGTCAATGTCTTCCAGCACAAAATCTGACACAATCACAGTTGAGTCGCTGACAATATTGCCCGAATCGTCCAACTGTGTATGCGAGGGCTGTTTGTTTTTGACCACCCAACGAAATTCGTGATCGCCGTCAACTTCATCGTCAAATTCATGAGTCACTGTGTGAGACTGGGTCACTGCATTGCTGTCAAACACACAGGTATTGTCGATCCAGAATTCCACGCCCAGGGGCAGATCGGTGTTGGTGGGATTGATATCAAATTTGAATGTGGCCATCAGTAATAGATGTTGACGCCAAGAATTGTGCCAGCGGTGAAGTTGTCTATTCTGGCTCGCATCCAGACAAAGTTGCCCAGCACTGCATCGCTGCGATTCTGTGTCAGCACTGTGCTGCCATCGCCAAATACCAAATTCACATCAAACCAAGTGGCTTGATTGGGATCGCTGTCCAGCGTGGCTTCAATGGTGCAAATGCCCACAAAATTCACAAATTCTGTGTCAATGGTTTGAACACTGCCACGGCCGCGATAATAGTTGGCAGCTTTGCCAGCCACACTGGACCAGTCCTGACTGCTGCCATCATAATTGCCCGACGCAGTTCCGTAGGTCACGTCAAAGATCAAAACTTCAGTGGTCATTTTGCTGTGTCTACTTCGACCACTGCCCCAGTGCCCACCAGCTCTTCGGTCACACCCTGCAGAGCCTGTAGAATCTCGTCTGTGGCAACTGTGCTGCCATCTTCGCTGTCCCGGATCAGTTTTGAAACTTTGATCACAATGATTTCTTCGTGTATTTTGGCCATAGTTTGTTATTTAGCTACCACCTCAATTGGCAGGGTCTTTTTGATGCAGTTGGGCACCACCATGTTGAGCATGAGTACGTCATGTTCGCTGTCATGATCAACAAAATCATAGCCTGTGGGCTGGTTAAAAACTGACTGGCCTGTGAGCCGCTTTTTCAGCGCCGGCGTGATCCTGAAGTATTCTTTGCGGCTCATGAGAAAATCGCACATGAGTCGACGTTCTTCTGGTGTGTAGCTGCGTTCGCGAAACCAACTGCGAAACTGATGCTGACTTTGACGCAACTGCACTCGATCACTGGGTCGAGTCACAGCCGCTTCACGCAGGCTAACAAAATTAAGATAGGGCAACTGCCCGATTTCTGACAACCAGGTCACGTCGTTGCTGTAGATGTTTTGACTGCCATAGTACACATTGCGTTTGTAAGGCACTGGCGCGGCCTTGAGACGATTCATGAGATCCATGCAGTTATCGTAGCGTTGCTGCACAAAGCCATGACTCCATCTGCCCGGCGTTGATGTGCGAGCTTCGGGATGGTGTGTACAAAACATGTTGTTGATAAACCTAGCACTGAGGCCACGCATGAAAAAACTGTAGGTGATATCAAAACTCAAACAGTACTGATACCGTCCAAAGAACAGGCTGCTGCGATCTTCCAGAATCAGCTTCATGACAGTTCCCGCTGGTTGGAGTTCAATCTTGGCAGTTCTGGCTGTGGTACCATAAACTCGATGTTGTCTCCCACCATGTGAGCTGCTACCACACAGTCTTCCAGTCTATCAAACAGAATTTTCTTGCTGAGAGGCACACGCACCAGCTCATCAATTTTTCTACCCAGGGGTCTTGCACCCATTTTGGGATCATAACCTTTGTCTGCCAGGTGTTCAATCACACCTTCGGTGGCCACAAATTTGATCTGTTTGGCTGCCAGACTCTGAGTCAGCTCGTCTATGAATTTGACCACTACCTTCTTCACTGCCAGGCGATCCAGTTTTGAGAATTTGCATACCTTGTCAATTCTGTTGCGAAGTTCTGGGCGGAAGAATTCCTTGAGAGCTCGATCATCCTCGCCGGTTTTTTCCAGACTTCCAAACCCAATGGCGTTGACTTCGCTGGCTTCGCTGCCTAGATTTGATGTCATGATTATGATACAGTTTTTGACATTGACCTTTTTGCCATTGGTGCTGGTAATGATCCCCTCGTCCAAGATCTGCAACAGCACATTGCTGACATCAGGATGTGCCTTTTCAATTTCGTCAAACAGCACCACACTGAAGGGATTTTTGCTGAGATCAGACACCAAGCGACCGCCGCCCACGTTGCCATCTTCAAAGCCCACATAGCCAGGTGGTGCACCAATTAGACCTGCCACACTGTGACGTTCTTGATATTCACTCATGTCATATTTCAGTAGAGTCATGTCAAGATTTTCAGCCAACAGCTTGGCCAGTTCTGTTTTGCCTGTGCCCGTGGGGCCTAGAAACAGGAACGAAGCCATGGGACGTCGTTGACTGCCAATGCCAGCCATGCTCACATAGATTCGATCCAGCACTGAATCCACAGCACTGTCCTGTCCGTACAATCGGGTCTTGACATTGCTTTCTAGATCTGCCACTCTGGTTGTACGCTGGTGATCCATGCTGTCAATGGGCACACCGGTCATGCGAGCCACCTGCTGCTTGATCATTGCTTCAGTGATGGTGACATTGCCTTGGTCTTTCACACGTTCACGTGCGCAGGCAGCGTCAATGATGTCAATGCTTTTGTCAGGATTCTTGCGATCAGTAATGTAGCGGTTGGCCAGACGCACAGCGGCTGTCATGGCCTCGGTGTCAATCATGACATTGTGAAAAGTTTCCAGTCGGGGCGCAACACCAATCAAGATCTGTTCTGTGGTGTCAGCATCAGGCTCGTCAATGCCCATGCGATAGAATCTACGCATCAAGGCACGATCTTTTTCAAAGCTTTCGTAGTATTCTTCCCAGGTAGTGCTGGCAATGACCTTGATGCTGCCTTTGGTAATAGCAGGCTTGAGCATGTTGGCAAAGTCCAGACTACTGTTGCTGCCAGCACCGGCGCCGCGCATGGTGTGTGCTTCGTCTACAAAAAGAACGCAGTTCTTCTTGGCCTCCAAGGCCGAAATCACTGCGCGAAACTTTTCTTCAAAGTCGCCGCGATACTTTGATCCTGCCAGCAAACTGCCAATTTCCAGACTCCAAACTTCGTTGTCACGTAGAAATTCTGGCACACGTCCGGCCACAATTTCCTGAGCCAGGCCATCCACGATGTGTGTTTTGCCCACTCCAGGATCTCCCACCATGAGCACGTTGGCCTTGAATCTGCGAGCCAACACAGTGATCATTTCTGACAGCTCGTTGCTGCGACCAATCATGGGCTCCAGTTGGTCTTTTTTGGCCCGTGCGGTGAGACTGGTACAGTATTCTGACAGGATCTCGTCGGCCTGACTGTGACTCATTCCGGTTTCGCTGGCGCGATAATTGTTGTGCCAAAATTCCACAAACTCCTGTTTTTTCAAACCATGTTTGAGCAAGAAATACTGTGCATGGCTGTTGCTTTCGGCCATGATTGATAGATAGAGATCTATGAGATTCATGCTGCGACGTCCGGTAAACATGACCTGAACGTTGGCACGATTGAAAATACGCTCCAGAGCGTGAGTCTTTTTGGGTTCGACGCCGGGCTTGACCAAGCTCATGAGACTGTTGAGATAGGTATCTACTTCGGCGTCTAGGAGATCAGCATCTATGCCAAAACGCTGAGTGATTTTTCTAAATGCCGGATATCGAATCAAGGCCAGCAGCACATGTTCGGTAGTTACATATTCATGTGTCTTTTGCTGCGCAATTTGCACAGCTTCACTGACAATGTGTTCAATTTCTGCAGAAGGATTCATGTCATGGGCCCAGGTTAATTTGTAACACTATACTACTTACTGCTTTTTTGCGCAATCAATCTGGCAGTTTTATCGGTATTGACGTATGGCATCCAAGATTTCCGGCGCAATGTTGCGTGGAATTTCGGGCTGTAGTTTGACCATGAGGTCACCCAATTTGCCGTCACGAGTGGCGATGCCGTGTCCGCGCAGACGCATGGTGGTGCCGGGCTGGGTATTGGGCGGTATTTTCACATCAAGATTTTGTCCCGTGATCGAAACCACTCTGATTTCTGCTCCCAGTATCATGTCCCAGACTGATACCCGCACATCGGTGCCAAGATCCAGCCCGTTGCGACGCCACTGAGCATGGGGATGAATTTTGAAGCTGGCCACAAGATCCATGTTGCCCGGAGCCACTCCGCTGTACTGTACATTGTCGCCGTCTTCGATGCCTTGCGGAATTTCTATTTTCACAGTGGTATTGCCGGCCGGGGTGGACACATTCACAGTTCTACTGCCACCCATGACAGCTTCTTCCAGACTGATCCACACTGTCATGCGCACATGACTGCGTCGCTGTGTCTGCTGACCAAACATCTGACTGAAGATGTCATTCATGTTGAAGAATGCACCTCCAGGGAAACCATCAAACTGCGGCGCAGGGTTGTCATAGCTGCGGCGACGATTTTCATCGCCCAAGACATCATAGGCAGTTTGAATGTTTTGAAACGTGGCTGTGTCGCCGCCGCGATCAGGATGATGTTGACTGGCCAAGCGTCGATATGCTCGCTTGATTTCTTCGGCGCTGGCATCACGAGCCACGCCCAGGGTTTGATAATGGTCGGTCATGAAAAAGGCCTCGTATGTGACAGTAATTATACGAGGCCCAGGTGTGTGTTCAAAGAATTACTTTTTCTTTTCGTCTTTTTTGGCATCCTCAATTTTGGTGCCTTCTAGCTTTTTGTGAACCTTGATGGTTTTGCAAACTTCGCGTTCTTTCTTGGTCTTGTTGTCAAGTTCCATCACGCATACTCGCTTTTCTTCTGCGGCCAAAGCAGCATTGCCCAAAGGCCAATACAGCAAAAATGCCCACATCACTGGTAGTAGATAATTCATGGTTGCTCTCCTTTGTAGTATTTATTGAAATTGGTGCCAGAACCAGGCCCAGATCACCATGCCTATGCAAATCACAGCAAACTCAATTTTTTCACGCCTGAGCTGTTGAGGACTTGTCACGGGCCGAATGTTGTCTGAAATTTTGGTTTCCGGAAAATGATTCTCAAACCACTGTTGGGCCTTGATCTTGGCCAGGTCCTGAGCGGGCTCGGGATCAACTTGTACCACAACTGGTTGTGCGGTTGGTGACGGAAATCTGCGACGTGGTAGTTCAGGAAAAATCATTGTGCTTCCCATCTTGGATAGTTGCCAGACCAAAACAGTGCAAACATGGTCAAATCTCTAGCATCTTCAAATATAACTGTTATGAAATCCGACCCACGTTGAACTTGAAAATTCAACATGGGTTGATTTCTTTTGACAGCTCGTAACCGATTCAAGATTTTGGTTTTTCTCAATCTATTCCTGGCACTGCCTGTGAACCCGGAATACACATTGATCCTAAAATCAATAGTTACCAACAGCCGTCGCTTTAGCTCTTTTTGCCAACAATGGTGTTGGAAATACGACGCTGGCTGGCATCGATCTTTTCACGAATGCTGATTACTTCATCACGCAGTTCGTTGCCGTTTTCTTGCAGTTCTTGCAAGCTATCGCCCAGTCCCTGTGCGAACTCGGCTACTTCGCGAATCCTAGCACGACCAGTCTGTGCATCTGTTGCCAACAACTGACTGATTTCCATGGTCTGACTGATGCGTTGATCATTGGTGACATTGGTGGCTTCGCGCATCCTGGCACGCAGTGCACCATCATACCACTCGGCATTTTCATCAGCAGTATCATTGATAAAAGCAGCCATTTCTTCGTTGGTGTGATAGAATTTTTCACTGGCAGCGCCAATGGCCTTGATAGCATTGGCCATTTCATGTGCAATGTCTACCATGCGACGATTCATGACATTGCGATGCTGTAGATATTCCAACTTGGTCTTGTTGATCATTGACTCTTGAAAAGCTGCTTCAACAGGGTTTTCCGGTTTCAGCAGATTCAACATCATCAAGCGATTGCGATAAACATCGTCTGTGGTACGCATGATCATTTCTCTGTTGCCACCAGCATTGATAGCCCAGCTTTGCATGGCATCAGTAACGTTTTCTTCCACAATGCTGCGAGCTACCTGTGTTTGTGCAACGTTGTATTGAACATAGGCTTCAACGTCAAATGCTCGTTTGGTCTGCTCAGCAATCATGGCAGCCTGTGCTTCAGGATCCATGCCAGCATGCATGCTCAAAAAGCTGCTCATGGGTTTGAATTCTAGTTCTTGCTCTACTGCTGGTTCAACTACCCTGGCCTTGGGTTTGGCTTTGGCTTTGGGCTTGACTTTAGCTGCAGGCTTGGCAGCTGGCTTTTTGGCTGCAGACTTTGCAGCGGTTTTTTTGACTGGCTTTTCAGCCTTGGCAGGTGTACGAGTTGCCATGTGATCTCCTATAGGTTAGTGTGGCTGGGCCACCGGTTACTTATTTTTCGCGTTTTGCACCAAATTTTTCTGATGCAGTAAATCCCAGCCCGCCCAAGACCACGTACATCACGGCTTCTAGCATCTGCGGACTCACAGTTTTTTCAAAAAACAGCTCGGCAACAAAGCCTGTGGCCAGTAGCAAAAAGGCCATGAAAGTAATCAGCCTTTTGCTACTGGGATTTTGATCACCTTCACCACTCAGGGTTCGAATCAAAAAGTTGATCATCGCTCAGGGTGGGGCGGTTGTGCTGGTGCTTCCTTGCCACCAAACCCTGCGGCCACTGCAGGTGCAAATGTGTCCATCACTGCATCGCCTGCAGCACCAAACGGTCCTGATGCTGCTGCTGGTCCTGCTGCGGTTGTTGCACTTGTATAGCTAAATGATGCGCCTAGACCACCACCCGACGGCAGTGGGGGAGGGGCACTGGGTGGAGGCGGCTTGTTGGCTGCATCCAAGGCTTTGGCACGTAGATCTTTGTCATCGCCTGCCAACATGATGCCTGACAGTGTGCCCGTCAGGAATGTGGCAATGGGAATGATCAATTCAAAAAACTTGTTGTCCACAGGACTCATTCCGTTCATGGGCTGTGTTACAAATATCAGGCTGTACAGCACCACAAACACAATGCCAAACAGTGTGCATCCCAACACAATGCCGATGAAAAATTTCAGTCGTGCATTGAGTTCTTCAGTGGTGTATCTTGGGCCATCCCATAGTTCTTTTATCATTTGCATTCTCCTTTGCTGGCCTGCGGTGCAGGTGAGTAGACCTCATTACCTTTTTTGTCAATAGTGACAGTTTTCTTTTCGTAGTGAGTGAGATCTTCCGGACAGGTGCCGTTGGCACTACAGTAGGGTTTGGTACATTCTTTCTTGCCCCAGTTGTCAGGATCCTGACAGGGATAACGATAGTTCTCTTGGCAGGCCACCAACACCGGCAGTGCTGCTAAAATCAGCCATCTCATCAGTGTCCTCCCATGACATGCAGTGCATGCTCATAGTGCTTCTTGCGATCTTCCAGGCCAATCGTGCCACCGTTGATGCGCTTGGTCATGGTCAGGATATCTCCCTTGTCAGCCCACTGGTTGATTTTGTTGGTTTCCCAGAACCAGCATGCTGACTGAGCAGCACCTTCAAAGGTCTGCATGTATTCTGCTGCTTCTTCTGGTGTGATTTCCAGACTGGCTGCAAACCAGGTGTAGTTGGTTTTGCCGGTGAGCTGAATCAAGCCACGCCCGCGGTAGCGGAAACCATCACCTGATGCTTCGTTGCTGTTGCCCATTCTATCAGCATAGATTCGGTTGGCAATTTTTTCCGGCTTCTTTTCGTACATCCGAGCCGTGGGCATGTCTTTGAAATACTTGGGGAATACTTTCAAAAGACTTTCTGCTTTGTAATTGAGGTTTTCTGTGAGAAACACAAAGCCGCCGCTTTCATGCGCACACTGTGCTATGAATGCTGCTATGCGTTGTGGGGTGTTGATGTCATAGTCAGGCAAGAGTTGGCTCAGTGCCCTATGCCAGTGATCTATGTAGGGATTCCGTGGCAATAGCTGTCGAAGTTGCTCTTTGGTAAGAGTCATGGTTGCTCCTTTTGTTATCAATCATCGCCTCTTCGGGCGATAGGACGGCAACCATATTTAGCCCGGTTTGGGCTATTTTACTGACTCAAAAATTTCGCGCTGTTTTGTGTACCACTCGTTCCACAGCTCAACTCGAGCACTGCACTCATGATAATGTGCGTAGTTTTCTACCACTGTGCTGACCACAACACTGAGCTGTGTGGTGTCAGCAGGCATGGTCTTGAGCTCAGGGCACAGAGTTTTGAGCTCTGCAGGAGCTTCGGGAAACTTGCGTGCCACTGGCACTGTGGTGCTGCATCCAGACAACACCAGCAAAAATACCAGCATGATCACTGCCACAGCAATGAAAAATCTGCCTACAGGAACGTCATTGGAATCATGTGAGCTCATTTTTCTACCTCTCGAAGCGGACCAACATCCACTGTGCCTTGTTTTACTCGTGCTGCATCATTCAAGATAGATATGGCCTGGGGCGCCACGGTGCATTGACGATCTATGACTTCACGCTCTTTGACCACACGATCTTGGTAAACCACCTGTTGTTGTTTGATCACTTTGGTGCGCTCGCGCCAGCGTGTCTGTATCACAGTGTTGGTTTCTTTGCTCTTTTCTTCAGCTACCTTTACCTTGGCTTCTAGCTCTGCCACTCTGGCACGCCACTCGTGTTCAACCACACTGCCGCCCTTGAAGTACACACCCACTGTGAGCAGAATGATACCAGCTACCTTGAACCAGGTACGATACACATTCACCAACGGGATCGCAGTGAGCACAAAGCTCAGTGCTGTGACTGCTAGACCCACCACAATTGTGATGTCAATCAGCCAGTCCATGACAGCGGTGGGCAAAAATTGAATTAACCACATATACCCTCCTAGCTCGCGTATTTATTTAGATGATCACACACAATCTTGGCCCACTTTTCTGCATCTTTTTCTGTGATGCGAAAATCACAAGTGTTGGGAGCCTGAAATACAGCATCTGTGTCAGCATAGCTGCTGTGGCTTACAGTGTCCATCCATACAGTGATGTCTGCTGCGTATGTGTCGCGTTGTTGCTGCAACGGCGCTACAAAATCACAGATCACAAACACAGTTTCAGCTGAATCAGCCATTTCGCGCATTCTTGTGCTCTGTCTCACACGCCCCGACTCGCTGAAATCCCAGTCATTGTATTTGCGGCGTACTTGATCAGCATTGAACCAAGTGACTTGATCTGCACCCAAACGTGCAACCAGTGCTGCGGCCAATGTGGTTTTGCCTGCGCCGGGCAGGCCCATGATCAATATTCTTCGAGCCATGGATGTTGTTTCAAGATGTATTCAGCAGCGGCTTGGTGCGCTGAGTGCATGGGATGCAAATTCTTACTGATATCATGTCCTTGACGCCGACTCCAATTCAAGAAATTTGCATCATCAAAATCAGTCACACAATCACGTATTCGTTTTTGCAATGACACAAGATGTTGCTTGCTGTTCCAACGTTGTTCCCACAACAAATCATCCATGGCAGTCATTACAAAAGGAATGTTGTGACTCTTGAGCAAAGCACAGACAGTGGAAATCACAGCAAGACTCTGCAGTTGATCACGATACTGTGAATGTAAATCACGATAGTAAACTGTGGCCAAGTCAGATTCAGTTGTGGGTCTCAAGGTAGACCACTGTGCTTTACCTGATGCCTGAAAATCATGACGATCAATCCAGGTCCAGGCTATGACAAAAATTGATTGATCATTTGAGTGTATTTCCCGCAGCACAGTATCAAAAATCTGCATGTTGCCCACGCCCGGTCGGGCATGGCATTGATATTCATACCCCAACTGTTGAGCCAACAATGCAGGCCATGTGTGTGTGCTGGGTTGCAGTCCCTGTGTGGCTGGTTGATCAAGATCACTGCCGTAGACAAAACTGCATCCAAAACTTTTGAGTTTCATATGCAGTTAATTATAGTTCGGGGAATGTTGAGGCTATTTTCCTGCCTTGGCCAGAGCCGCGCCTTTGTTGAAACTGGGACTCCAACTGTTGGGATCACGCTGTTTGGTCTTGAACCAGCTGTAGCCGGCACGATGTCCTGAGCAGTCTTTGGTGCACTGACTGCCCAGAAAGTAGAGTTCGTCCAGCTGTTCTCGTCCTTCAGGCAACACCAGTTCCGGTGTGTCGCTTTGATAGGTGCGATTCTGAACCACTGTTTTGAATTTCAGCACATTGCGTCCAGTGCTGCGAATACCCAGACTGATGCCAGTGTCAGGATCGCGGATCCACATCTTTTGTCCTGGCGGCACCTGTGCCAGTTTGTCTGCGATACTGGGCAGTTTGCGCAGGGCTTGATCAACGTCGTTGGGATCTATTTCTCTAAAATAGGTCTGTTCAATCACATGCTCGTCTACATCTACTGTGAGATCGCCTATGCGGATGCGGCCGGCCTGTGCTTCTTTAACTAGTTCGCAGGCTCGCATGATCAGTCAGTGACTGGGCCGCCTTCGACCCAGGCATCACAGGTGCGCAGAGCAGCGCATTTGAATTTGAGAAATTTGCAGTAGCCCAGATCACCAGCATCAATGGTGTCGTGCGGGTCTGACCCTGGTTCACCGCCAATGCCCTTGGCAATGCAGCTCAGCATTTTTTCTGTGATGTCAAACGCAGCACAGTTGCCGCAGCGATTGGCCTTGACTGATTCAATGTCGTCGGTGTTCCACTTGTCAGCCAGCTCGGCCCAGTATTCTTCGTTGGGCTCGTTGGGATTGAGTGGACCGTAGTGATATTCGTCAATGGCTTTTTGACGATTTTTAAGATTGAGTTCAATGCTCTGTGTGGCTGGAGGACAGCCACGACTCACAGATTCTACTAGGTTGATTAGATTTCTCATTGTTTGCGTTCTGGTTTTGTGGCTACATTTATTGCTGCACCACGTCGTTCAGGATTGGGATCTTCTCTGCGTTTTTTGGCAGCAGCGGTCTTGCGACCTTTCTTGCCCAGACTATGTGCCTTGCTGGCAGGCAAGCATTTGGGTTTGCCTTCGCCCTCGCTGCGTCCACCGCAGGCTCCGCGTATTTTACCATCGGGGCCAAAGCGCACCCATTTTTGCTTGAACCACTTTTTGAGATCTTCTTCCAGTTCTTGTTCGCTCACGGGCACACAATTAGGCACCATGCGGTCGCCTTTTTTCTTCATGCCTCGCTGCTGATAACCTTTCCAGCAGGCTTCAAGAATGTCGCGATATCTCATTGAGCTTGTGCAGAAACTGCAACAGTAAACTCGCCGCCCACGGGTTGATCAAATCGCCAACCTTTTTGTCTAAACATGTTGTAGTAAGGACCAATCACTTTGCTGACATTTTGAGGGCTCACAACGCCGTCCCAGTTAGATTTTTGTGAATCCATGGTGCCTGGATGATTTTGAATCACAGTCACTGATCCGTCTTGATTGACTTTGCTAGTAAATCCATATGTTGGGGTTGTGCTAAAATAACTGTTCAATTTGTCAACAATTTCTTCGGCGTATTTGGCTGTGGCTTGTGAATCAACTTGCACATTGGCAGATGGCACAGCCTCGGCCATGGAAGCCTGTTCAATCAAATCAGCATATTTTCTAAAAAATCTTGGATCCATTATTAAAATTCCTTTCGCTTACTTTTTACTTTTGTTGCCCCAGTTGGCAGCACCTTTTTTACGGCACTGCACCAGAGCACCTGAAGCATAGGCACTGGGCCAAACTTTGTAACGACTGCGTACCTTGTGATAGCAGGCATCTTGCTTTTCTGCCAGCACACGATCTTCATAAGCAGCACCGCCACACTCAGGACATTGAGTGCGTTGTGATTCTTTTACATTGTATTTCTTCTTTAATTCTGCTGCCTTGGCATAACGCTCTTGGTCAGGAAGATCGTATGTGGCCTTTAATTCTTTGTAGTAGTCGGGATCAGGCAAGCCAGACTTCTTTCTTAATTCTTGATGACGCTGGTGTAGTTTATCTTGCACAGAGCCTTCCGCCATACCTTGCTCTGACAACCATATCTTTTTAGAGGGCACTGTGCTACCAGCGCACGATGGGTCTGTATCAACCAATTGTTGAATAGTGTCAATCATTTTTTCTGCTTTTTGTTTACCAACAGGGGTGTTGATTTGTCCAGAATTGGCCAATGATTGTAATTGCGAGTGCAGGGCACCATATTGTCGTTGTCCAGGAGTTTGTTTGAAACTGCCTTCCGCCACACCTTCTTGCATATACTTTTTCTGTAATTCCAAATCAGCAGGAGTTGCCTTCCTGATTAGATTAAGATATTTGTCTACCGGAACTGCTTTTATTTCTGTAGGCTTGATACCTTTTACTCCAGGTATTGAATAAAATTCCCTGTCATGGGCACCTTGAACGAATTGAGGTTTACCATCGGGCCCATTGAATGGCACCTTGTGTAGATATACATTTTCACCTTTTCTAATATTTCCTTTGAACAACACCATTTGTGGGTCGTTTGGAAACATACCTGTATCACTGCCAGGAGTAGTAAGTCCCATTGCTATAGCAACCTTAGGATCACTGGTAGCGTAGATAGCATTTTGATTACTACCTGCGGCGCCGCCTGTGTCTACAGATTGGCGTGGTTCTAACATAGGAATCTTTTGTCTTGACCCGTGCCACAGATATTTTTGTTCGGAGCCTTCCGCCACACCTTCTTTTAGACTTGTTATATAATTTACAGCAGATTTCAAACCTCTAAATTCTTTTACAAAAGCACGACCTGGTCCATGTCCATAAGCAATATATAGACCTTCAGAGGTGTCGGGCTGATTCTTTATTACATACCCGATCATTTCTTTGCCGCGAAATACATGCCATTCTTTTTCATGTCCGTCATCGTGAACTTTGTCAACAGTGACATCGGGAGTTATGGAGCCTTCCGCCACATCTTGTTGACCTTTCATGGCCTGCAGCAGCGCACGGGCAACCACACGATCTTTTTCTTGTTCTTCATTGTCCAAATTTGCATAATTGATTTTCATCAATTTTGCTCGTTGCTGAAGTTTGGCATCTAGTTTACCAGCTTGTCTTAATTTTTCTGTATCATCAAATTGATCAGGATTTTGCACAAATTTCTGCGCAGTGACATTCCAACCTTTGTGAATGGCATCTGAAATTTTTTCAATGTCAGTCACACCTGCATCTATCATTTTTTTGGCGTATGCTGCGGACATCAGATTTGCCTGCCAACCAAAAGTGTTCCCTGGCGCACTGCGGCCATAACCGTATGCGTTGTCTAGTGCTTCGTCACTGATAGTTGCCAATTGTTGTATGCTTAGTTCCTGGGCAGAGCCTTCTGCCACATCTTCATATGCATAATCATCATCTGCTGTGAGACTGAGTGCATACTTTACATATTTTTTGTTATTGTCCAGTGCCTTTTCTAATTCTAAAATACCATATGGTGTGAATGTATCACGCTTCCAATCCCAGTAACCAGGAATGTCACTAATCTCCGCAGCTATTTGTTGAATTTTAGCTTTGACTTTTGGGTCAAGTCCAAACATGTCTTCTGCCACACGCTGTTGATATTCTTGTTCGTCGTCGCTGCCAGCGTAGTCATTGTGTTCAACATCGCTGCTGTGAAAACTTTTGCGACCATGATTGTAGAGATCTACCACCACAAAGTCACCGTTGCGACCAATGTCTACCACATCGCCAGTTTTGCCCCGGAACTCCACATTGCCAGTGATGATC